ATTTTGCAGAAGAAAGTAAAATGGAGACAAGGCAAGTGTTGGTTAAAACCTCCCATGCTAAGCACAGATTTATCTCTTTAGTAAAAGCAACTTTTGATACTCAATTAGAAGAACAAGACTTTTTAATAGGGTCTTGGGAGTATGATCTTCCTCCTAATGAAGAGGAAGAGTTTTTTAATACATGGAAACCTATGGGGAGTTAATCTCCCCTAGTTTTTCTTAATACTATAGCTATGGCACATAAATTAATTATAACTGCTTATCAACCAGACTTTAGTCCTGGTTTTAAGTCTTGGATTAAAAATAACATTAATCCTTCTATGGTAAATCCTGAAGATGAAGAAAGGTCTTATTTTCTAGATTCAATTCTACAAGAAAGTCCTATTCTATCTTTAGAAGATAGTATACTGATAACTCAATTACAATATGAAAATGTAGAGTATGTGGAATTTTAAAAAAAAGAAGTTTGCCTGAGCAAAAAGATTTTGTTTTGTATAGAAATTATAAACCTGCTAGAATAGTATCTGCAGAAAGAAGAGGTAGAAACCTTTACCTTCTCTTGTCTTGGACTAACCTTACTCATAGAAATCAAGCTTATGAGAAATGGGTTAAAGCATCTGAGTGTGTGCAGTATACTCCTCCAGGTAAAAAGACTCTTTACCAAGAAATCTATGGAAACACAGTTGCTAAGTTCAACTGGTTTCAAAAACTAATTGTTAAATTAAAAATTTGGTGGTATGGAAAATACTAAACATTTGATTACAGAAGAAGAGTTTGACTCTATTGTTCATGACAGAACTGTTATGATTAAAAGAACTCTTTCAGTTAAGGCTAAAGAGTATAGAAGAAACAATGACCCATTACATAATTTTAGAGTAGCTGCTAAAGTTGGTAATACTACAGAAGAGAAAGCCCTTTGGGGATTTGCTACTAAGCATTATGTGTCTTTCTTAGATATACTTAATGATATAGAACAGGGTAAATTACCTACTTTTGAGTATGTAGATGAAAAAATAGGAGACTTGATCAACTATTTAATTTTATGTGAAGCAAGCATGAAAGAAAAAATTAATAACAGTAGAGTAAAGTAGTATGAATATACATAAAATAAAAATTTTAGAAAAACATTGCACAGTTGCCAGAGATGGAAGAGTAGCTTTGTCTAATACACTTGTAGAAACTGCAGTAAAAGTACATAATTGCCCTATTAGAGTAACTTGTACAGATTATCCAGGAGAAGAGTGTATCTTAAGTGTGAGTGATTTAACAGCTTCAGTGCCTATGACTGGACCTCATCCTGATCAGTTCAAACCAGGTAATACCTACTATTTGTTTTATTACACTTGGAAAGGAACTCCTATTAAGGAAAATGCTGAACCTGTTGTAGTTGAGTCTGACAAGATAGAAGAAACTACTGTTGTAAGAAAAGCAAATGGTACTTTTGTAATTAAGACTCCTGTTGTAGTAACTACTTATGAAGAAAAAGAGGTTACTTTAAAACAATACATAGGTCTTATGGTTTATCAACATAGAAAAGAAAAAGGATTGACTCAAATTCAACTAGGAAACTTAACTAAAAGTAAAGTTTCAGGTTCTAATATAGGACAAATTGAAAGTGGGCATACAAACCCTATTCTTTCTACTTTAGAAGATCTTGCAGAAGCATTAGAGATTCATATCACTGATTTATTTCCTCCAAAAAGCATTTAAAATGACACAAAGAATTAAAATTAGTAACCTTACTGTTGAAGTTTTTTTCAATGAGTATGACAAGAATCTTAAAACTAGAAAACAAATCCCTGGGCATGAGTTAACTAGTAGAGATAGAGCAGCTATTGATAGAGGTCTAGATGATACTGACTTTGGAGAGTTTTACAGATTTGAAAATGCTGACATTGAAATCACAGGTATGTTCAATGTTGTAACTCCTGATGAAACTGATGACTAGCATAGACCAATTAGTTCAATGGGCTAAAGGAATTGCTAAAGACCATCCTAAGCACAAGTGGGAAATTTGGGACTTTATTTCTCTATGTCAAGATGAGATAGAAGAAGGAGGTTCTCAAACCCATGAAATAGAGCTTTGTAAATCAAGTATTTGTCAATTAGTAGGAATAGATGAGTGAGTTAGCTAGATTAGCCAAAGTAAGAAATTGGTCTAAATATAGACTAATGGGAGTCACTTTTCCTAGAAATGGCTTGACCTTAGATGAAGAAGATGAAATTGCTTTTATCAAACATAAAATACAAGAAATCTTGTATAAATGGGATGAAAGAAGCAGAGAGTTAAACTTGACACCTAAGCAAAAGAAATTGTTATAATGGAAATCAAGAAACAAAAGACTAAAACTCTTAAGACTAGAGATAATAGTAGGAGCAGTGATGCTATTGCTCCTAACTTTATCTATGGCTGTCTTGGAGGGTGTATGAAGTCTTATTGCTATGTGGGTAGATATAATCATGATAAAGTTTATATTAATGAAAATACAGAGCAAATTTTATCATCTATTTATGATTGGGTTGACAGTAAGCCTTGGCCCAAAGAGCCCAATCAAGTAGATGACACTTACTATTGTGTTGATATAGGTTGTAGTACTGATGTAGCTTTACACAGTAAACACTATAACTGGCAACAAGTCTTTGATTTTTTCAACACTCAATACAAAGTAAAAACAACTTTTGCCACTAAATACCCCACTAGATTTAAGGTAGATGAGTACAACTTGGCTCCTGGTAAACATAGGATAAGAATTAGTCTTATGCCTCAAAAGATCTCAAGTATCTTAGAACCTAATACTGATACCATATCAGATAGGATTGCTATGATACCTGTACTTCAAAAGAAGATGGAAGTGCATATAAATTTCAGTCCTATAGTCTATTACCCTACTTGGTTAGAAGACTATGAAGAATTATTCAAACAACTTCAAGGGATTGACTTTAAAGCAGAATGTATATTTGTAACTTACAATAAACTTCAAGCTGAAAGAAACAGTGCTGAAGTGAACTATTACCTATGGCAACCTACAATTCAAGAGTCTAAAGATTCTGAGTATGCTGCTGACAATATCAGGTATGAAAGACACTTCAAGCAACAAAGGATAAATGACTTTGTAGCTTTATATGTAAAATACTTTCCTATTGAAAGTATCAGATACATTTTTTAAACTAAATATTTTTATTTATATTTGTAAACAATTAAATTTAAAAAGATGAGAATCATTGGAAACAGAGTACTTGTAGAACAAACTAGTACTAAAAAAGAGTCAAAAATTATCTTAACAGAGAAGAACAAAGGGTCTGATTTAATAATCACCTTTAAAGTTCTTCAGTTAGGAAATGAATGTCCAACAGGAGAAGGTTATGTAAGAGTAGGAGATATTCCTGTCTTTAGTGAGCATGTTAGCTTTAGTGGTCATAAGACTATTAGTGTAGAGAAAGCTCCTAATGGGGAAGTTCTTAAACTTGTAGCACATACTATTGTGTATTGTGATGACATTATAGCTACAGAAAACGACTAGGTATGTCAGCTATTTGTAGAAGAATGTACAAAAAAGACTCTTCAGGAAAAATCAGATACTTAGAAATAAGTAATGAAGGGAAATTTGTAGTACAAGAATCAGGGGTTGTTGGAACCAATAGCCCTGTGATTAACAGAAGTGCTTGTGAAGCAAAGAATGTAGGTAAAATCAATGCTACTACACCTGAGTCACAAGCCTATATTGAAGCTCAAGCTAAGATTACTGAAAAGATGAGATTAGGTTACTTTAATACTATTGTGGATGCCCAAGAAAAAGGAGGTAAAGATTTCTTACTACCTATGTTGGCAAAAGATTACAAGAAAGAACTTAAGAAAGTTACATTTCCTTGTTATGTACAGCCTAAATTAGATGGTATGAGAGCTTTAGCTACTGAAGAAGGTTTTATGTCTAGAACAGGAAAACTTATTGATACTCTTGGACATATAGATCTTGGACAATTTGAGGACCTCATCTTAGATGGAGAGCTTTATGCTCATGGAGTTTCTTTTCAAGAGAACATGAAACTTATCAAAAAATACAGAGCAGCTGAGACAGAAAAAGTTAAGTACCATGTCTATGATGTGGTTATGGATGCTCCTTTCAGTGCCAGACAAGCTGTTCTGGAAGAATTAAGATCAAGTTTAAATGATTCTCAGATTGAGTTAGTTCATACTTATAAAGTTCACTCTGAGCAAGAGATAAAAGATTATCATATTCAATTTGTATCTCAAGGGTATGAAGGAACTATGATAAGACACTCTGATGAAAGCTATGCTGTCAATAAGAGAAGCTCTCAATTGTTAAAGTATAAGGACTTTATTGATGCTACTTTTACAGTAGTTGATATTGTACCTTCTGAAAGTAGACCTGATCAAGGTGTGATAGTTTGTAAAATTACTATTAAAGGAGTTGAGCAAACTTTCAACTGTGGTATGAAGTTTAGTCATTTTGAAAGAAAAATGATGTTAGCTATGAAAGGAGAGTACATTGGCCAGACTGCTGAGATAAGATTCTTTGAATATACTGATGGAGGTATCCCAAGATTCCCTGTTTGTGTAGGATTTAGATTAGATAAATAACTTAAATTTGTAAAAATGAAAAAAGTATTCTTATTGGTTATCTTAATGATAACTTTAATTTCTTGTAGAGATTCTACAGTGGCTCAATATGCAGCTCTTGGAGAAGACTCTAAAATAGAATTGGTAAATGCAGATGGTTCTGTAACACACTCTTGGATTAGTTCAGGAAAAGTGAAAACAGAAGAAAGCTCTGATGGTTATTATTTTATGGATAGAGCCACAGAAAAGTTGGTTAGAGTAACAGGTAATGTAATAATCACTGTTGCTGAACCTGGAGAAAAAATAGTAACTATTAAACCTTACAAAAGTGAGTAAAATTAAAGACATTCTTGAATATCAAGGACTAGCAGCTAGAACCTGCCCAGATTTAAAAGGAGAAGGTGTAAATGAAAGACACATGAACTTAGGTGTTATCACTGAAATTGGTGAAGCTATGGACATTTTTAAAAAGTTCTTAGCTTATAAGAAACCAATGGACTTGGTGAATTTAGGTGAAGAGCTTGCAGATATGGCTTGGTACATTGTAAACAAATGCAGATTTGAAGAACTTATCTTAGATGATGACTTCAATGAAGTACTTGCTGAGACTAAAGAATTAGTTGAAGAAAGAATGTTTACTAAAAATGATTTGCCAGCAGAACTTAAAGCAGAGGCTATTTTGACTCTGATATTAGTTCCTTATTGTGCTCCTACAAACAACATGTTTAGTGCACCAATTGTCCAATTAGCTATGTTACATCATATTGCTTCTTGGTTTGATTTGGACTTCTTCCAATGTCTTACTAATAACATTGAAAAGTTAAAAGTAAGATACCCTGAAAAGTTTACTGAAGAAGCTGCTCAAAACAGAGATTTAGAAGCTGAAAGAGCTGAGCTAGAAAAGAAATAATTAATCAAAATTGCGAGATTTGTAAAGAGTCTCGCAATTTTTAATACTTTTTATCATGACTGAATTAGATAAACAAGAGATAGTAGACACTTGGAATAGGTTCAAGAATGTCTTACTGGTAATAGGAGTGATTGTAATCATTTTCCTTTTAATGAGAGGCTGTCAAGCTGAAAGACAGTTAGCCTCAAATGATATTATGAATACAGCTTTGAAAGATAGTATGAAAACTTGGAGAGATAAAGAAGGTAATTTAAAAGCCAACATAACTCTTCTAGAGAATGAGAATTCTCAGTACTTTACTAACTGGAATACTGCAGATAGCACTGTAATTCAATTACAAAAGCTTGTAAAACAATATGAAAGCAAGATTAAGAAAGGTGGTAGTGCCACTGTGATTAATACTAATGCTGACATTAATATTGTAGCTCCTAGCCAAACTTCTGGTTTTACCACAGTTCATGATACAGTCTATGCTAACTATAAATCTGACTTTAATATTGAAGGTTGGGTTTGGGGTACAGTATCAGCTAGTAAAGACAGTACTACCATAGGTATGAGATTTAAAGAAGAGATTGATGTAGTAATAGGAACTGAAAAAACAGGTTTCTTAGGCTTAGGAAAACCTAAACCTTTTGCTGAAGTTACTCTTCACAATCCTTTCAATAAAGTGAGTACTCTTAGAGCTTATAGTAACAAGCCTTTACCTCCTAAGAGGTTTGGCATTGGACCTGTAGTTGCTTATGGAGTGGGCCCTGGTTTCATTCCTGGAGTATTTGTAGGGGTAGGTATTAATTGGAATATAATCAAACTATAATGGAGAAAAAAGATATCTTAGCATTACCTATCTACCCAAAGTATTTGGTAGAAACTAATGGTAATGAAATAGTTCACTCTAGTGCAGTTTATGTGCACTATGATGCAGGAGATTATGTAGAAGTATTATTACAACCTGTTAAAAACATGCACATTACTTGTAAAGGAGTAACTAAAGAAATGTTCTTAGAACAGCACTTAAAACATTGTTTAATAATATCTAAGTATGCAGATATAACTTCTGATTTTAGAGAGTGGTTACCTTGTGTAGCCAGACTTGATAAAAAAGACCCAGATTTTACCCATACATTACATTTCACATATCCATAAAAAAAAGAGTAAGGTATAAGCCTTACTCTTTTTTTCTTTTTCCATTACAGAAGATTATTTGACTGAAATTTCAACATCAAAATATAAGAAGCATTACTTATTTCATAAGTATGATTGCAAGGTTTACATCTCATTACTCTCTTCACTGTACCTGCTGCAGTAGACACCATTTTTAAATAATCAATCTTTTCAGAACCACAAGAAGGACAACTGTATTTAGTTTTGCCATCTAAGACACCTTGATGAGTGTTTTGTTTAAAGTAAGCTTTCATTTCTTGATAGACAGCTTCTAGAACTACTACATCCTGGTCACAATATTGTCCCATTATTTCTAAAGCTTCCAAATTGTTTTTCATTACTTCTTTCCATAAGTCATAACCTCCTGTTTCCATTTTGGCTCCTACATTAAGGAATCTAGCTATATAATCTAATTTGTTAGAGTTAAAATAGAAACTAGATTTAGCTTTTTTAAGAGTGTCTAGTGTTCTATAATTTGGGAACATTGGTATTCTGTGAAAAATACATCTAGTTCTAACCCATTTTATGTCAAATCTATCCCCATTGTGAGCAATAATTTCATCAGCTTGGTTAGCCACTTTTACAAAATCAATAAGCATTTGCTTGTCACACTGGTTTTTGTCCCAAGTCAACCTGTGTATCTTACCTTTGTTTTCCCACTTATAAGAGATACAAATCACTCTTCTTTCTTCTATGATACTCTCAGGAGTAACTGTAATATTCCAACCTGCCCTCCAAGTGTAGACAATATTAGGAGAAGTTTCAATATCAAAAAACAATCTTTTGATATCTACTTGATCTTCTCTTAAAGCTAAGAGTTGTTCTAATTTTTCTCCTTTTAGTCTATATCTGTTATGGATATGAATTGGAAGGTCTAAAGCCTTAATTTCATGAGGCTTAAGTCTGAGTGGTTTGTTCATAATAGGTGGATTATGTTAAATTAATACATTGGAGCATTAGGGTCTATTTCTTCTGCTTCTTGAGGAACAGGTTCCCCAGTTACTTCAGGTACCCCTGGATTCCTTTTTTGTTTTTTATCGTAGTTCTCTCTTTCAGGATTAGGAATAAGATCTAAAGCTTCTTCTTTAGCCAAAGCTTTTTTCTCATCCTCAGAAAGAGATTTAATATCTTCATCAGAAGAAGTATCATATTGCTCTATAAGTTGAAGTCTTTTAGCTTTTCTAGCTTCTTCAGCTGTGTCTTTGTCTTTCTTATAGTTAGAATCAAAGATACCATCTATCCACTCATCTTTATCCCATTCTGTTTCCATAGAAGACTCTAAACCACCTCTCCAAGTATCATGACCAATATCCCTAATAAAAGCAGGTAGGAATTGTTTTCTAAGTGTGTTACCAAACTTAGATTGCCCTTGTCTTACTCCTTTAGTTATTTCATCTTTACCTTTAGTCAGACCTAATAAACTAGTACAAATTTTTACAATTTTATCCATACTGTTTTGAAGACCATTTTTACTACCTAAAGTACTCAACATAGCATAAGGGTCCATAGCTAAAGCAATCTCTTGATACATACCTGTAACTTGATTCTCTACAAAGTTATACCACTGTTTGTCTTCTTCTCTTTCTTTCTTAGCTTGTTCCCATGCTGCAATTGCTTCTTCATCTTCAGGTTTAGGTTCATCATCATCATTTGCTTGGAAGAAAGCTTGAATAGCAATTTTAGCCAATATAAAAGCAGCAGTAGTTTGCATGTTTCTAGCCATTAATCTAACATCTCTTTGTTCTTGAAGAGTTAACTTAGCTTTATCACTAAAAGTAGGTTGCTTAACTAACTGTTTTCCAGTAGCCACATTAGCAATTTCTGCAGGAGTATAAGCTAAACTCTTAAGTACAAAAAGAGCTTGTTCTCTAATATTAATTAATTCAGTTGGGTCAATAATAGGTCCTTGCCCTTTAGCTCTTTTGTACATTGCCATACCTGCAGCCACAGAACCAGCAGTTAAGAATCCTCCAACAAGTATTGGAGAAGAAGCTGCTACTCCCATTAGCCCAGTTACCCCTAACATAAGTCCTCCTGCAGCAGAAGTTTTCTTATTTAAGAATGTAGATAATAAGTAACCTGTTTCAGTTTGACCTGTTCTAATATTTTTTTGTTCATATCTATATCTAGAAGAAATAAATCTAGGAATCCAAGTTTTAAAGACCATAAAAGGCTTAGTATAAATACTTCCTTTTACTCTAGTGATACCAGTTTTACTGTAATCCCCAGCAATACTCTTAGTCATATTGTCTATGTCTGTTTTCCATGTAACCATTTCTTCAGTGTCCATTTCTTCAAACTTAGCAATATTTTCAGGAGTTCTAAACTCTTCTTTTAATCTAAGCTTACCTCCTGTTGTATCAGGGTCTTCATAAACATTAAAGCCAGCACCATCAAAAAGAGGTTCTTGATTACCATTTTTATCTGTAACCATCATGTCCATAGACATGGCCAGAATACCTGAAGTCTGGTTATAGTACTCAACTACTTGAGTTCCATACATAGGAGAAAACCATCTAGCTCTTTTTTGCAATTTGCTTTCAGCTTTCTGAAGCTCATTAGTTCCATCTTGTAACCTTCCTAATTGTTTAATAAACAACTCACTTTTATGCCATTCTTTTGCATAACTAGGGTTAATGAATCTAAGCTTATTTAAGCCAACAAAATGATTTACTGGGTAGATATTACCATTACTCCAGAATTCTCCATCTCTGGATAGCAGGGCTGTGAATCCTTGCGTTCTGTTTCTAAAGTTAGCAAGGAAGTTATACCCTAATCCTACATTTACAGTTAATTGGTTTACTACCTTATCAAAAAGAGCTCCAAACATATAGTCTTTACCTAAAAGTCTCAATCTTTGTTCAAGATCTTGTTTTTCAGAGAAAAGTTCTTCAGATTTTTTAGGGTCTGTATTATTAGCTATTTCTGTTTCTAAAGTCTTAAGTCTTTTTATAGCAGAGTTGTAGATAATTTTTTCTTCTTTAGTGAAGTTTTTATAGAAATGTTGACCTAAAAGAATAGGATTAAAGTCAGCCTTACCAAAAGATCTAATCAAAGCATCACTAACACTTCCTCCTAAATCTTTTTGATTTCTGTTTAAGATAACTTTCTCATTCCAAAACTCTTGTCTTTCTATTTCACTTTTTCTTGCTTGGCCTTTCTTGTTAAAAACAGAGTCTTTCTCATTTTTGATAACATTACTTTTTGCCATATAAACACTCATCTCATTTTTAGACTCTGTTCTTGCTTTATGCTCAGCAGAGATTTCTAAAAGAGCTTTTACAAGTACAGGAAGATTTAAAGTTTGAGATTGCATTACTCTCTTTTCAGAGAATACTTTTAACTCTCCTACTTTAAAAGTGTATTTACCTAATTCAGTAATAAAATCTTGAGCTGTGTTTACTCCAACTGCATCTAAAAGAGTTTTTTGTTGCTCTGGAGACAGGTTAGAAATATTTATTTCTGTTTTATCAGTAATTTGTTTACCTAAGATATTTGCTACTTCTGTTTTAACAATGTCAAAATCTCTTCTAACTTCATTTCCTACAGTTTTTATTTCTCCAGCTAAAACAACATTATTACTTTGATTGTTATAGTTAGGTTTTTTAGCACTGATTACATTCTTAATGAAACCTTTTACATTTAGCAAACTGCCTAACCCTCTTTTAACTAAAGACAGAACACTCTTATCCATTAGCTCTTCAGCAAGTTGTTTCTCCATATAGAATATAGAGTTGGCACTTACTTTTAAATCAGAGTCAATAAGGTTTTCAGCAATAGTTCTAGAACCAGCTTTTAAAGCACTCCAAAGATTTTTAAGTGCAGGGTTACTGTCTATAACATCAAACTCTTTATCATAGAAATTAGTGTCTGCACCTACCTTAGATATTGATCTTGGCATTACAGTGTTGTACTTTAAGAAAGAAGGCTTCTCATTAGATTGAGTTCCTACTTGAAACTCAATCATATTAGTGTTACCAGTTTGATGAGCTTTAAGAAACTCTAAAGGACTTAACCTTTTATCTGTAATTTCTAAATTAGTTTTAGCATTTGGAGAAAGGTCATTATAATTAGACACATTTTCTTCTGCCATTTTGAATTCTGTAAGAACTCTCATTTCTTCCATATAGTTGTCAAGAAAGTTCCTTTGTTGTTCAACTATGTGATTGTACTCATCTTCTCCAATTTGAGAAATGATAGAATCTTTGTAGGCTTGTGCAGCAGCTGTGTCAGGATTTTTAAACTTATCATACACAGGGTCTGTAAAGACATCATGCAATAAAGTAAAGTCAATAAACTCAGAAATGTTGTCCAATTCCAAGTATTTTTCTGTTAAGAGTCTTTCTACTTCAGCCCAATCTTTATTTTCTCTAGCAGCAAAGATTTCTTTTTTAGATTTTTGAACTAAACCTGTAAGTGTAGTATTCCATTTTCTAGAAAACTTACCTACTAAATTAGGTTTAATATTTCCATTTTCATCTTTCTGATAAAACATATTGTAGTCATACCCTGAATACACAATTCTACCTGCTCTAGCTGTAATCTTTTTACCTAACTTTTGAAGTTCTTTTTCAGCTTCTTCAATTGCTGCATCAATGTCAGCTATGATTTTTTGAGATTTTGCTGATTCTCTAATAGAAGCTTTTTCATATTCCAGAACCATTAAATCATCCAGAATGTTGTTTTTACTACTAACATTTTGTCCTAATCCAAAGAAAAAAGATTCTCCCCAAGAAATATCTTGAAGATTTTTTAGTAATTCATTCTTAACTCCTTCCATGTCAAGTACTTGAGCTCCTGTATTAGGGTCAATACTTACATGATTAGGGTATAAAGATGCTAAATTAGGTGCTTGTTTTTCAAGTAAATCAATAAAGATATTGTCTAGGGACCTATCAATCTTGTCTCTAGTATCATTTATCTGACTTGCAACATGATCAATAAGATTTTGTACATCTCTTTCATAATAAGTACTACTCTTAGGAGTAAATAGAGTGTTTCCTTTATTGTCAATACTTGTGTTGGCTGAAGTCTCTATGTATTTAAACACTTCTTTAGCTAAGAACACATTGTCCAAAGTAGGATTAGCAAGAAACTCTTTTATTAAGTCAAAGTCTCTATTAAAAAAATCTCTCATTAGAGAAACTTTGTCTGTACTTTTAGCAAAATTGCTAATCTCTTTTTCAAGACTATCTTTTACTAAATTCAATCTAGAGATCTTCGCAGTAGTGTCAGCCTGGGGTTTCAGCCTTTTCTCATTGTACAACTTTTCAATATTCATTTCAATCTTTTTCAACAAAGATTTTTTCTGTTCTAAGTAGTCTTCATAAGTAGGCTGCATTATTGTGCTAGCTCCAGTACCTCTTATAGTACTGATACTGTCATCCATGTCTTCTTCCTGAGATAACATAGCCTCTTCAGCAGAGGGAAAAATATCTCCCTCTTCTGTAAGAAAGCCAGACTCTCTGTTAGTTTCTCTGATTTCTGCTAGTCTTTTTAGTTCTTTTTCTTGGTCAAGTTCTCTTTGAGATTCCATTTGAGTGTTGTATTCTCCAATGGAAGTTTTATCTTCATAAATACCTAACTCTTTTCTCTTATTGTCAATAGCTTCAAAAGCAGAGTCAATAGGAGTAAGTCTGATAATAGTTTCTCTACCTAATGTTGCATTAGCACTTTCATTAATAACCTTTAATTCAGTGGTAAACAGAGAAGTTAAATTTAAACCGTAGTTGGCATTAACATTTTTTATAAGTTTAGCATGGTACTTGTCAAATTCATCTTTTTTATCTAGATCAATCTTTCTTGAATGAGTGCCATCTGACTCAATTATAAAAAAACCTTTGTCTTGTATATCTAAAAGAGCATTGCTTTTAGCCTCTTTGTGTGTTAAACATCCCATAGTTTTTATTTTAAATTGCTAAACCTCCTTCACAGGCAGATTTCTCTTCTTTTACAAAGGTATCATTTTTTTCTGTATCTGAAAGACTTAGATCTGCACTATTTTCATCTCTTACATCATTCTCAGGATTAGCTAAATCTTGATTTGTAGGGTTACCATACATCAATTTATTAGCTTCTTCTTGTTGTAGAATAAGGTGAACATCAGGTGGAATAAGGTCTTCAGTAGCTGCTCTTCTTCCTTTAGACTCTTCATTGATAAAATTCATAGAAGCCATGACAGCATCTTTTGCTAAAGTGTTGTCTTTTAGTCCAGGATAAATTGCTTCAATGATATCCATGAAAGCAGCCTTAATATCTTCCCAAAGATTACTGTCTCCAGCTGTAGAAATTTTACTCATCTCTTCTTGGAAAGTAGGAGAAGTTAAAGAAACAGTTATGAATTCTCTGATATTAATACCAGCATAAATAAGTTCTTTTTCTCTCTCTGTGTAACCTCCTCCTAAAGAAGAGTCCTTAGAACTTCTCTTATTCTGTAAGTCTTGAATTTCATCTTTATGTAAAGTTACAAACTTTTGAAAAGCACTATTCAATTTCTGTACATGAACAGGAATATCTATGTCAGTTCTTAAAGTACTACCATCAGCTTGATAATAGTTACTTACTTCTTTAGCACTAACAGTATGGATTAACTCATGTATAAATACTGAAGCAGTTTTATCTGTAGACACTTCCATAGTGTGTGTAGGATTAAGAGTAATATCTAGAGATTGTCTAGAAGCTCTTCCTGCAGCAGGTAAGGCTTTGTCTATGATCACTTTTTGGCTACCATTTTTAATAATAGGTAGTAACCATTTAGCAGCTTCAGATAAGTAAGAATGCTCAGGGCTCAATAAAGCATCAGCAATATTTTGAGCTAACTCTTTTACAGTAGTAGTTCCCTCAACTATTCCAAAAGGAACACCATGACTTTCTTTTACTTCTTTATCTGTTACTTTAGGAGTATTGTTAATAGTAGTAGAATTCATAGCAGCCACATTAGGGTTTCTATATTCAAATTCATTAACACCTTTATTACCTAAAGTATCAATTTTTTGATAAGTTCCATTACCTACATTCTCATATAAAGAGTAAGCTTGACTATCTCCTTTTTTGTTCTTGATAGATACAAAAGAAGGACTTTTACCAGCTTTGTCTACATATTTAAACAATCCATTTACTTCTTTATTCACTTCTTTGTAAGGAACTTTAGGTGCCTTATTAGGATTGTGTTGGAAATATTGTTTTGTAAATATGCTAGGACCTTCAGAATTTGTACCAAGAGCTACAGCAAATATATCAATACTTGTGTTTTTCTTAGAGTTGAATCCTTGAAGTTTTTTATTAGCTTGAACAAACACTTGTTTTTCAACTACTTCTCCATTTACAAACTCTTTTTGAGTTTCATAAGTACCTACAGTTTCTAAATATTCTACAGGAACATATTTCACAAATTCAGTTGCTTTTTGCACACCACCTTGTAAGAAAGAATAAGAAACTAAATCTTGAGCTAACATCTTAGTTGAATAAGGTTTACCATCTTTAGGAGGTAAAGGTGTATCCATTAAGATTAATTCAGGAATAGAGTTGTATAACTCTTCTTCATCAAGATTATCTGTAGCAGCATTGTTGTATTTGATTACTGAGAAATCATTTTCTCCTAATGCAGACTCATAGGTAAAGCTTCTCACTAATGGGTTTTGAGACAATACTCTAATTCCTTTAGCAAATTCTGGAATCTTAGCCCCTACAAGATCTTTCATGTAAGTAGATAAAGAAGTATTAGTATCTGTATCTTTAAACAATTCAAATCTTTTAGCTCTAGCATCCATTTCAAATACATTGTTACCTTGTCTAGAGTAGATGTACTTTTTAATACTTTCTACAATCTCTTCAAAGTTCTCAATAATAACTGCATCTGAAACATCTCCTTTACCTTGTATAGCAAGAATTTCTTTTACTGTATCTACAATACTTTGTTCCTGGTAAGGGAAGAAGTCTTGATACATAGTGTTACCTAATCTTAATCCATTGATAACAATTTGACCTTGAGGAGTTGTTGGTGTTACATAGTATTCACCCATCCACTCACCATCTTGTCTTCCTTCTTGTGTCTTGGTAAACTCTCCAATAAGATTTTCTACTCCACTTACAGTACCATTGTCAGGTAAAGTTTTAAGAGCTTCAAATTTTAATTGAGATTCAATCATAGACTTACCTAAAGTATTGGCATTGATAGTTTTTTGTACAGTAGAAACAGCTCTAGCTTCTTTCTCTATTTGAACATAAGTCATGAATGAATGCAATTGTGTATTAGCATCTTGTCCACTATACTTAACCCCTTCTAATAGATTAGCTCCTGTCAATACTTTGCCATCAGGTTGAGCAATTTGTCCTGTAGTTACATCAACAAAATGATATTTAAGACTAGCTCCTTCTCCTACTTGTTTATAAGTAATTCTACCTTCAGATAAAGCCGAAACAGTCTCTGCAATAAGCTCATCTTGTTTTAAGAATTCTCCTAAGATACCTTTACTAGCTTTCTTCTGACTATTAAATTGTTTAATAGCAGGTTGAGACAATAACATGTAAGAAATAGAGTTACCTAATTCATCTTTGTCAAAACCTAATAAAGAAAGGTAAGCATCTACATTGATAGTATCTTCATTAACACCTACTCTACCTAAGATTTGTTCTTTCTCATTATCAGTAGCTGTATTCTCTTTCTCAGCAAATACCTCAGCAGTACTTCTTTGGTGATTTTTAGCCCAAACTGTACTATTTGTAGTAGGAGTAAGAGTTTTTTGAACACCTAAAGTACCAGTAGAAATGAAGTTTCCAATAGTAGTAACTTTAGGATCTCCATTCTCATCCATTATAAAGACATCTTTACCTGAGATATTTTGTTGAAGTAAACCATTAAAAGTAGTGTAGTTTGCATATACTCCAATAGCAGTTTTACCAATAGACCCTAAGTCCATTTTCATTTTTTGGTAGCTATTAGTAAGCATAGTAAAGTTCATCAAACTTTTTTGATATATTTCAGTTGCTTCTTTTAAAGAAAGGTTAGGATTATTTTCTTTATGTTTAGCAATAGCAGCATTCTTAATACCTTCTGCAGTCAAGTTCTCTATTAAATCAGCTTGTTTAGAAGCAAAGTCTATAGAAAGTACTTTATTAATTTTACTTTGAACAGAAGCATCAGCATTGTTAAATACAGCTAAGTGAGTTTTAATAAATTCATTCTCAGCAAGTTTTCTTTTTAACTCTGTTTCTACTTTACTTAATTTTTGAGCAATACTTAATTGAGGTAACAGTAAAGTTTCCAAAGACTCCTCATCTATAAGAGAGCCTGAACCCTGTACAAAACTTCTAAAAAGTTCTTGTGCAAAATTACTCTTAGCAGAAGCAGAAGTATTTTGTAGGTTAGCTTTTTCAATTTTATCTTTTAATTCTTGAATTTTAGAATCTGCATATTCTTTAGTAAGCACTTGAATTTTACCATCAATAGTAGTAACATGATTTAATTGGTAAGCTGATTCCTTATCAATATCATAGTCAAGACCTTTTTGTTTAGTAAAATTTTTAGGTACAATCATTAAGTCACCTACTTCAGGAGGTAAGATACCAGCAATCTCAATAGTAGAACCAGAGACATGTGAAGAAGTTGGAGTTCTAAAACTAAAGTTATTAAACAAGGCAGGATCTATCATACCTTCTTTTAAACCTAAAGTTCCATTCTCTCTTTTAATAATGTACTTACCTTCTTTACCATTGAATCCTTCAAATAAGTCAATAAGTTTTTTGTCTGGACCTTTAAATTTAGAAGGTACAAAAACTTGAGCTTTTTTGAATACAGGTGCCCCATCTACATCTTCAGTGTGTACACCTTGTAATTCTTTTCCATTCCAATTGTCTAAGTAAATTACTCTAGACTTATCCACTCCTTCTAAGTTTTCTTTGAAGCTAAACCCTGATTCAGAACCTGCCACAAAACCATTACCTGGCATTTTGTGTTTCATAATTCTGTTAGTGATAATAGCATTCAATAAAGACTCATATCTATTACTATCTGAAGATAACCATAGAGGAGTTTTAAATTCATAGTAGATACCTGCTTTAGCTTGTAACTGTTCAAGTTTTAAACCTGCTAAAGATTTCACACTGTATCCTCTACTAGTTGCTTCCTTGATTAGAAGGTCTTGCAATTTAACCATGAATTGGTTTTGGTCAATTACTTTTCCTTTTTCATCAAGGCCCAATTCAGAAAACAATTCAGCTTTTTTGCTATCCACAATATCTTTAAAAGCTTGATTGTAATGTTGGTACAATTCTTTACCTGTTAATTTTTTACCATCAATCTCAAAGTTCTCAGCATCAATCATCCCATCTCCAAATAATAATTTGAAGAATTGAGTTCCCATAGAAACTTTATCATCTTGAGCCTTATCAGATTTGAAAGGTACATCTTGTTGTATTCTAAAATTATCTCTTTTAAGAGTTAAGACAGAACTTGCTGCATCATTAGGTGCATACTCTTTAATATCATTTAGAGAGTGTACATCAAAAGGATTGATAGCTTTTACAGTAGCTCCAACTTTGTTAGCAGTCTGGAAAGATGCTCTGGTAAATCTACCAGTATTTTTTTCCAATTCTTCCATCTTATTTCTTAATCCTTCCAACTTAGTTCCTGCAGTAAGCTGAGGTAACAATGGGAAAGCAGAAGACTTAATGTAAACAACTCTGTTTACATCTTGGTCTTTGTTAATGTAAGTTCCTGTATGAACAGGTTTAATAGGTTGGAAAACAACATTCAATTCTTCTTTAGTCAAGTCTTCTCCTTTAGCTAATTTATCATTGATAGTTTTTAGTTCCTTATCAGAAAGTCTTCCCATTCTGTGTAAGATAGAAACATGTTCTGCAGCTGTTGAATACTCCTGGGCATCAGTAGACTCAATATCAAAGTAAGCAGATAAATCTGCATATTGTTTAGATAAAGTGTCTCTGACTTCTTTCATATCATTTTTAGCTTTAGCATAAAGCTCAGGGCTAATGTCTACAATACCTTGCTCATATCTGTCAACTATCTTAGCAGCTACTGCATGTTTTTCAAGCAGAGGAGTGGCCTTAGCCACAGCCTCTTCTCCATAATAGTTCTTAATTAAGTACTCAGCATTTTCAGCAATGTCAATAGAATCATTCAAAAAGATTTGATTGTACTCTTCATTTCTAGAGTTAGCTATTTTATTACCTGGGGCAATAAGTAAAGCTAACCTCTTACCTAAGTTGGTACCAATTTGTTTGTTTATAGAGATATAAGATTCATCCTTAGAAAAATCCCAAGCATTGATTTTAGTTTTTTCTTCTTTGTTTGTTTCTTTGTTGACTTTTTGTTCTACAAATAATTTATCTTGACTGTAAGAAGCAATATCTCCAGCAAAAACTTTAAACATTTCAGCATTGAATAACAAGTTGTTCAATACAAAATCATTTACAGCTAAGTCATAATCAACTGAAGGGTCTCTTCCTGCTTCTGTAAAATAGTTTTTATCAAACATTTTAGAAGTAGTTTTTCCTCCTTTAGTTTCAGTATAACCAGCCCATGAGTCTTTCTTGAATTGTACTTCTTGTTGTACAACATCTTCAATAGCATTTTGGAAAGTGTCTCTGAACTCTTCTACAGCTTCTTCAATAGTGTAGTTTAAGTTAGGACTAGCAAGTTTCTCTATGATTCTTACTCCATCTTCAGCTTTTAAAGTATTCATTATAGGTAACAAGTGAAACAATTGAGCTCCTTTGTCATAATTTTTGATGTTAGTTGTACCTACTTCTCTATGAAATTTTACAATTCTTTTAAGTTCAGGTAAAACTAATCTATCAAACAATAACTCTTTCAACTGAGTTTTGAATCCTGAGATAGAACCATCTTCTTCTACTTTAAAAAGTAATGATTTATCTGCTAAGAAATCAAACACAGCTGTTTCCATATACAAACCTGTACTCTTATCAGACATAGTAGGAGAAAGCATGTGTGCCATTCTCATAGTTACACCATCAATTTTAGTACCTGCTGGTAATTTGTCTATCTTTCTGTCTTGGAATCCTGCTAGAGAGTTCATATCAAAATCAGTATCACTCAAATCAGTCAAACTTGATTTAGTTGGGTTATCTCCTTTTTCTTTAATAGCAGTCAAAGCAACATGATGTACTTGGAACATGCTTTTAAAAGCTGGCACATTTTTCAATAAGTCAAGAATAATAGAGTCTTCTGAAAAAGATAAAGACTGTAAGTCATCTATTAAAGTATTACTTTGGTCAACAGCAGATCTTTTTAAGTTCTGAACCATATCAGTTATGTACTTTGTAGGCACAAGAGTAGAAATATTCTTACCTGTGTCTCTGAAAGATAAAGCAATTAAGTTAGGGTTGAATTTAGTTTCAACAGCACTTAAAGCTTTTGTTACTCCTCCTAAATTAGAGAACACATTAGTATTTACATCAAACTTCATACCTGCAGGGTCATTCTTAGCCTTAGTTAAGAACTCAACAATAGGTACAAATAATCCTCCTGCATTTATGTTGTACAAGTCTTTGAAAGGTACATCTCTTTGAGCATTAAAAATACCTTTTTGATATATTTGATCCCAAGCTGCATCTTGAAAACTAAATCCTAATTTGTTCAGCCAGTTTCTTAAATCTGCTTGAGCTACTTTAGTGTGGTCTTTGTCCCAAGAGTTAAACTCTTCTATCATATTTTCTGCAAAAGCAACATCTACAGTCCCATCTTTTTTGTAAAGACCTGAAACCATATTGTCATTTTTCCACTTGTTGTTAATTATTCTAGATGCTTCATTAGCATTAGTGTTGTACATTTTAAGAACAGTTCCATTAGGTCCACTCTCATACATACCAAACTTAGAAGATAAAGTGTGTCTAACAAAATTGTAAACAAACTCATTCTTAATTTGTTGGTCAGCTCCTTCTAATTTATTAAGAACATCTTTTACAAAAGGAGACTCACTTTGTTTTAATTTTTCAATTAGTTTGTCATAGTCAGACTCTACTTCAGAACCCATACTAAGAACTTTACTTAACTCATTGTATACATCATTAAAACTCATGTAAGATGGTAAGCCTAAGTAAGTTGTTTGTGCAACTCCTTTAGCATCATACTTGTTGATTTTATGTAAGAATCTTCTAAGTCTGTAAGAAGCTTTAGCTTTTCCAGATTCTTCAATTGACTCTTTGTTATAATCTTTTACATTCTGAGTTTCTTCATCTGTATTAGTAGCTTCTGTTTCTTTTTCTTTCTCAACTAATTGAGTTTGTTTTTGAATATCAGTAAAAGCTTTTTCAAATAAAGGTGTAAAATTTGCTTTAACATCTGCAATATTCTTAAGAGTAGTTGCATAAGCTTCTTTTAATAGAGCTACTCTAGCATCAGTAGAGTTAGTGTTTTCTAATTCAGCAAGTAAAGATTTCAATTGAGATTGAAGACCTACTAAAATAGGGTCCAATTCTTTCTTAATGTCTTCTTTTAACTTAGCTTTAGATACAGCTGACTTATACTCTAGACTTACTTTTTCTCCAATGTTATGTACAATGAATTGTCTGATAGCTTTTTCTTGAAGGATGTTTAAGTTACCAACTGTTTTAAACAAATTAGCTAACTTAGAAGTGTCTTCAATCATGTCATCATTAAGTTCAAACTCATCTAAGCTAATACCTAGATTGTTTAATAATTCAACATGCTTATCAATATTCAAAGGTTCTGCAACTATTTCTTTTGCCAACTCTACATTTTCAACTTGTTGATTTTCAACTTGTTGAGCTCCTGTTTCTACTACAACTGGTGTGTAAGAAATAGTGAAAGTAGGTTGAGCTACTGTAGCATATACAGGTTTTTCTTCTGTACCTACATTTACAGATTTAATATTAGTTTCTAAAGTATCTTTTAGATAGTCTTCATAGTTTTTATTAGTAGAAAATACTTTACCATTTACAATAGAAACTACTTGAGCTTTCTTATTTCCAAGTAACTTTAAGTTAGTGTGTTGTCTAACATCAGGATAAGTCTCTGTGTCAAACAATACTTTCTTGTAAGAATCTAATCTATCTCCTTGTATAGGAGTTTGGAAGAAAGTCTTAATAAAAGATACTAATTCTAAATGACTTTCAATATTGAAACCCATGTGCTTATTAATATCTGATTGAATCTTCTCAGCATTTTCTTTAGTCATTTCAAACTCAGTACCTTTAATACTTTCAGTTCTTCCTTCTAAAGTCATATAAGCAGCTACAGCCCATCTAGCTGTTTCAATTTGATCATCAGATACAACTCTTTGAAGAGGGTAAGCTCTGTATTGAGGTACAAGTTCTCCTTTATCATTCTTAACAGTACCTACTTGAGACACCATCCAAGTATGCCCATTGGTACCACCTGAACCTGCTCTAAATAATTGTCTGTCAATTATCTTACCATCAAATTTACTATCAAAAGTTGTATGTAAATCAGTACCCCTTTGAACTACTAAAGTAGCTTGAGGGTTAGATTCTCTTGCAGTAATCTTAGGTTGTGTTTCTGGAATCTTAATAATAGGTCCTTCACTACTTCTAGTTAAGGTAACCTCTCTCAATCCATTATTAATGCTTTCTCTTAATGCTCTAGCACTGTCTATACCTTTTTGAATATGATTAGACCATACAGCATCTTGAGCAGCATTTTCAGGATTTTTAGAACTACCAGCAGGATTTTTAATTGTATAAGCATTAAACTTATCTACTTCTTGTACATAACCTAATCTCTTACCTGAACCATCAGTATAGAACATAGGAACCTTATCTCTAAATTCTTGTGTGTCTTTAAAGTTAGGGTTAGTTCTTTCTCTTTCTTCTACCCATTTATCAAATGTAGTAAACAAAATATTTCCTTCAGCATCTCTACCATTAGTAGCTACTACTCTATTCCAAATAGAAGGGTCAGCAATCTCAATAGAAACTTTAGTTCCTGTTGGATATAAGTTTGGATTAATTAAATCTCTTGGGTCTATTAAATCTCCTTCTTTGTGAGCTAATTCAGTACCTACAGCAACAGTCTCAATTACACCAGCTTCATTAACTGTAGTAGAACTCATAGCAGAATATCCTATTCTAGGAGTAATGCTAATATTTTTTCTTAGTTCTTCTTCAGTTTGAGCAGTTTGAACTATGGCCATATTCTCTTCATCATACCCAATAGTAGTAACATTGTTTTTAACAAGTTGCTCTTCTACTTTTGCTGATTGTTCTGAGAACTCTGTGTAAGGACTTGTTTCTTCAACAGGTACATTTTCTTCAAAAATGTTCTGCATATTTTTTACATAGTCAGTCACAGCTGCTTCATAAGGATTGAATAAATCATTGAAAACAGATTGGAAGTCTGTAGACTCATAACCATTTTCTTGCCATCCTTTAATCATGTGAGGAAACAAATTTCTTAATGCTTTCTTGTCAGCTGCATACTTATAAGTTTGCTCAGCAAACTCTTTAAAAGAAGGTCTTCTACCTAATCTTTCTTCAATTCTTTCTACAGATTCTTTAGTAAAAGCTTTAGTAGCTTCTAATTGTTGAGGTGTATAAGTATTGTTAGTATCAATAGACAAATCAAATTCACTATCAGAAATGATAATGGCATTAGGATTTTGTAACTCTTGTAATCTCTTTTGAGCTTCTGCTTCTGTAGCATAAGATGGTGCTATACCTTTAGCATCAGTACCCTCTTCATAAAGATTAGTCTTATCATTCCAAATTTTAAAACCATCTTCACTATCTATAATTCTCAAAGGCATAGATTGTACTGCTGCAGGTGCACCCACATTTGTAGGATTAGGTACTGTAGCTGCAACAGGAAAAATATTTACAAGTTGGTCTACACTAGATTGTACAAAACTTTGGTGAGCTGATTGAGCAATATCATCTATTACAGTAACAGTAGCAGTAGGAGGAACTAAAGTATCTCCAAACTCTGCATCTTGAGAATCAACTTGCTCAGCTCTCTTTGTTATAAGAGATTGTAAGTTAGCCATTTCTAACTTTTCTTTTCTTTTAAGTTGCTCTAACTCTAACAGAGTTTTTCTTTTGTTAGCAACCTCTTCAAAGAAAGATTCATTGACTCTACCTTTGTACTGTTTCTTAACTCTTTCCATAGCTTCATCAACTAATTCAGGAGTCTCTTGTAATTTATTATTGTAATCAAACACAGGAGTTTCAGAAGTGATAATATCATTCTGATAATCTGCTAAAGTTTTTTCATAAACTTGCTCAATACCTTTTTTAGTCTCTACTCTTTCTTCATACTCAGGACTAGTTTGGTCATTGATTTGTTTATTCAATTCATTGTTATCCATTTGAAAACCAGCTTTTTCCATAAGAAGTCCTCCAAACAAGTTTACTCTTGTAAGATTTTCTTCATTCAAGGCTTCAATAAAAGCTGTGTATTCTTTCTCTTGCTCAGGAGTTTCAAAGTCTTCTTTAGTCAAAAGAGTGTCAATATCATAATCAATTTTCAATCCTTTTCTTGCAATGAAAGCATCTATATCTTCTTTAGCTCCTTCTCTTTGTTTCATTAACTCTTCATCAATAACTTTTACAGTTTGATCATTAGCTAGTTTTCTTTCTGATAAATTAAAGATAGTGCCAAAGTTTTCTTTCTCAGAATGTTTGTTGTACACTTCCATTAATCCATCTATTCTAGCTTGAGCTAGAGCAACATTTTGTTTAGTAGAAAGACTTACTTCTGGTTTACTTTGAATAGCCTCTAGGTTCTTTTTAAAAGAATCTACAGTACCTGTTCTAATAGCCATAGCAGCCAAATTAGTAAACTTGTTTTGCTCAAGTCTATCTGCTTTAGTATGAGAGTCTGCAGTGTTCTCTTGTCTTAACTGCATAATTTTGTGATCATAATCTAAAGGACTATAAATAGTTCCTCCAGTATTCATAAGGATACTGTTAGCCACATCATCATCAGTGATAGAAGCATCAAGAGCTTTATACATTTCTCTTAATCTAGCTTTATCATTCATGTAGTTTCTTCCTCTACCTACCATACCAATACCTCCAAAGGCTACCCCTTGAATTAAAGTTTGAGCAATGGTATCTCTATAGAAAGAAGAATCTTTTAAAGTTTCTAATTGTTCAGCATAATCTTGTTTGTAAGTTGGCATGAATTGATTCCAAATCTCTTCTGCAACCTCACCAGGAAGACTATGAATTAAACTAGCTTTTCCAGTATGAGCAACAGCATTACCTGATAATTTACCAAGTGATAAATTATTTACAACATTTCTTGAGTAGTTGTACCCTTTCACAGGAGCATAAAGAGCTTTACCTACTTTACTTTGTGCAATATCATCTGCAGTAGCAGAGATACCTTTTGCAATTTTACCACCTATGTTTGTCTTAGCAAGATTTCTCATCAACATGTTATTGGTAAGACCTGGTAAAGCCCCACCTACATATTTCTCAGAGAAATTCTCTTTTACATTTTCAGAAAAACCATACCACAATGATTCTCCCCAATTATTTGGTTTGTATAAAATGTCAAACTCTTCAGTGATATTTTCTAACCCTGCCTTAAGACCTTCTAGTCTTTCATTTTCACTATCACTTCTCTTTTCTTTTTTCTCTAATTCAGCAATGTCATATCTAATAAGATCTGCTTTTTTGCTAAAGTCTTTTTTATAATGGTTGTATCTTTCTTCTCCTACTAAAAGTTTTTGCTTACCATTCTCATCAGTAATAAATTCCATATTACCTGTCTTAGCTTTAGCAGCCATAGTGTAGGTACCAGGAGAAAGTAAAGAAGATATAGCAACATTGGTAGCTCCTCCTACAGATTTAGCCCCTAGGTTAGACATCATTAATTTAGTCCCACCTTGTTTCCAAGCTTGTTTTAAAGTAGTCTTAGCAGATTCTTTAACAATAGCATTAGCTACAGTTTCTTCTGCAGCTCCAGCAAAACCTCCTGAAAGCAAAGTAGCTTCCATAGAAACAGTAGATTGAGCTACACCTGTTCCCCAAGTGTATCCCAATTTGTTTTCAAATAAGTTTTTAGCAGTTAACTCTTGTACATGGCCTTCAGCTTCTAAGATAGCTTGTTCATTTTCAGTCAACCTTTCTTTAGGTCTATAGTTAATGTTTTTACTATTAAGAGATTTCTCTTTATAGATTCTATCTGCTTTGTCTTTTATACTTGACACAGTCAAAGCATCTGCTAAACCATATAAACCTACAGTAAGAAGGTCTTTCTTTTGAGAGCCAAAACCATCCCAAAAACCTGCTTTACCTGAAGTATAATCATCAATTTGAGTAATTAAGTCTTCATATTTTATAGCAGTTTTTCTAGCAAGATCCATATCAGAACTCTCTGTAGGCCCACTATCTAAATCTTTTCTAAGTTTACCTGCTTGATCATTTTGCCATTTTATATACTCAGGAGATTTAACATGAGCTAAAGTAGCTTGCTTTCTTCTGTCTTCAGCTTTTTGTAACTCTTGCTCATATTGAGCTTTAAGTTCTGTTAAAGCAGGTTGTAAATCTTTTCTTTGTTGACTAGCTAAAGCCTCATATTGTTTTTGCTCAGCTTTGTTAAGACCTATTCTAGTATCACTAAATAAATCATTACCTAAGTGAGCAAAAAAGCCTCCTATAGCTATAATAGGTTTTGCAACATTGACTCCTTTAGAGCTTATAAAGTCATCTGCATATCTTGAATATGCAGTAAAAAAATCTTTTTCTTCAAGCTCCTTCATTTTTGCAGCATTGTCCATCACAGAAAAAGCTTTGTCAATTCCATGTTTCTCTGCTACTTTAGAAAAAACTCTATCTTTCTTTATAGCTTCTTCTTTAACAAGCCTGTCTATTTCTTTTTTAGCTTCAGATCTTTCAAACTCAATCTTATCTCTTTCTCCTTTATCTACATAAGTAGAAAGCAATTGAGAGCTAATATTATTTTGAGAAGTACTTTGAGATCTCAACTCCTCAAAACTTAGTCCTACTCCTGTCTCAGTTCCTGCTCCAGCAGCAATTCCTTCATCACCTTGTTGTAATTCTTGTTTTGCTTGAGCAAATTTACTTAGATTTTTTTTTGGTGGAAACATATTCTAATTAAGATTAAAGTTTATTAAATTTTAATATGAAGATTAAAGACCCATTACAACTTTTTTGATAGCTTTTATACTTAAAGCATCTGTTCTTTCTCCCCCATTTATGTAAGCTTTTCCATGGTCCATAAGATAGGTATTACCTGAATCCTTAACTTCTTTCTTAATCATTTTCCAGTTAGTCTTAGAGTTTTGATTTTCAAAATAAAGTCTATCATCATTTTCAGAGAACCAAGTTCTTATTTCAGGACTAGTTATTTGATTACTTCCTAGTGTAGCTCTAAGAACATTTTTACCCATCTGCATGTGTACTCCTACATTAGCTCCTCCTTTAGTATCATAAGCTTTTACAACTCCAAAAGTATCTTCTGCTACATCCAGTCCTACTTCTTTACCATTTTCAAAGAAAACATATTTTTTCTTAGTTCCTTTACCATCAGTAACAACAGATGAACTAACTATTCCTAATTTTTGAAGTTCAGCTAAAGAATGATCTCCAGTAGGATTGTAGACATAAGTTACAGTTTGACCATTTCTAGTCCCTACTTTTCCATCTAATAATTTTTTAGTTGTAAAAGCAATCTTAGTTCCTTTTGCAGTCTCCATAATTTGTTCATCTCCTTGCACACCACCTAATTTAAAACGGAACTTATCTAAATCATCATTGATAACTTTCTTAAAAGATTCTTTAGTACCTTTAGATAAATCCATACCATTTAAACTAGTAATTTGATTCTCCACATTAACAGCATTAAATTTTTGTTCAGCATGAGCTTTTTCTGTATAAGCTTTGTAAGCTTCCCTTATCTTAGGGTTAGATCTCCACTTAGTAGTATACATAATTTTTTGAAGATCAGCTGGAAGACTATTTGTAAATTCTTGAACACTTGCCTGAGCCATACCTTTTTCTGCTGATGCTCTTTTGTATTCTTTTTCTAATTGATCTACAGTTGCTGCAAAACCTTCTCTATTCTTTCCTGCTGCTCTTAATGCTGTAAAGTTACCATTTTTTATTTGATTATAAGCAGCTGTGTTTTCTTTTATACCTAATGTCCCAGCTATTTTTAAAGCTTGTTGAACATTATTGTAAACTTTAGTACTTGAATTAGTGTAATTATTAGCAAGGTTATCTATTGTAGAGTCTCTAGTTTCAATGACAGTTTCATCTATAACTTCAGCAGTAACATTTTCTTTAGCTTCTTTTGTATCTTCTCTGTTAGCTTGCCACTCTTTCCAATAACCTTCATTATTACTTAAAGTATCTTTAACTTCACTATTGTTTACTTTGTAAGTTTCTGCAGCTGCTCCCATTTTCTTAGCCCAATAATTATTAGGGTTAAGAACTTCTTTCATTTTAGGTTGACCATTTTCCATTACAGGTTTACCTGAAGCATCAGTTACAGGAACCTTAGTGTAAACTTCATTAAGACCTACACTTTCATAGCCTGCTACTCCTAGTTTATTATATCTCTCTAAAGCAGCTTTAGTAGCTGGGTCAGCATTAGCTTGCAACATATAGGCACTCATAATATCATTAGGACTTAGTACTTCTGAACTACCTTCATGTCTGTAAACCCAAGGACCTCCAGGAGTATCTTGAGTTCTAGATATTTTTTGAGCTTTTAAGTGAGATAAAAATCCTTCATCAAAATCCAATTTGTGATAAGCATCAGCAATTTCAGGAGCTCCCATAGCTTTACCTCTTTCTTCATCCCATTCAACTCCTTTATATTTTTCTAAGATTCTTCTTTTTTCTGCTGTAAGGTAATCTGCAGTGTAACCTTTTTCTTTAGCTAACTTTTCTAAAGTATCATACTCAGCCAATACTTTTTTCTTATTAGCTTCCATAGTACCTACCTTACCTGTAGAACTCCAAGTATTGGTAATATCTCTTCCTAGAGTATTTAAGTCTGGAGTATATTTTTGATAATTCATAGGGTCACTAGTAATGCCTTGTACAGCATTATCAATTCTAGTTTGATACTGTTGTATAGTGGCTCTTAGCTCAGGGGAATCCTGCTCTAACACATCAGCTTTTAATTTGTCTAGATACCCTTGATACTGAGTAATAGTGTCATCTATAGCTTTGTCTTTCTTGTCAATAACAGCTCCCATCAATTCATAAGGGGCTTTATACATCTTGTCATCAAGAAATTCTGCTGGTGTACCTTTATAAAACTGTCCCATGATTAATTTGTTTTAGTAACTTTATTCATTAATTTTTCAAACTCTGCTCTAGTCATGGAGATTGTACCTCCTTTACCATCAGGCACTTCTATCTTATCTGCAGTTTTTGATGTTGTTTTGTTTTTGTTGACCATATTACCTTTCTTATCTAAAGAAACATATTTACCATAATCTTTCATAAGATTTTCAATCATCTTATTTTGTTTCATAGCATTAAGGTCTTTACCTATGTGTTGTACTCCTAAAGCTTGATCTTTAAGACCTAAACCTTTAGCAGTGTAGTAAGCATCTTTAGCAGCTTCATTAGCCATATTAGCTTGATATTCTCCTTGACCTTTTAATTGGTCTACAGTCATATCTACAGTAGACTTAGCTTTGTATATGTCTGCAACTTGATTAGCAGCATTAGCACTGATAGAGTTTACTTGTTCAGTTAAAGCAGTATCATATAACCAATCCATACCTCTTTTTTGGTTAATACCTCTGGCAGAATTTCTACCTGATTTTTTACCTCCTTGACTTGTGGTAGTTGCTTTTACTATTGCTTGAGCTTTACTATTTTCAATAGAACTCATAGCATTGTCTAAATCTTTTTGAGCTTCTTTACCTGCATTAGCATAAACATTTCTGTGAGTGATGTCAGTACTTCTTTGTTCAGCAGCATTCTTAAGTCCTGCAGTAGCACCCAAGTAATTTCCAAACATACCAACAAGGTCTCCCATTGCTGGTAAACCTCCCATTTTATCTACAGTCTGTCCTGCTTTAGTTATTCCTTTACCTACTTTAGCTGCAGTTCTACTGAACACAGTACCAGGCAAATCAACTTTAGGTGTAGCTTCTGCTGCTCCATATTGATCTGCAGGAGTCATAATAGTTTCTGTAGGCATCTCAAAATTTACACCATCTTTAGCATAAGGGTCTCCATAACTTAGAGAAGCATTATCATTAATACCTTCAGGTGTTGTAAAGCTTAAAAGCTTTCCATAATCTATATTAGGATTAGAAGTAGATTTAGACTCAGGGTTAGTATCATAGTATAAAGGATTTTCTGCAGCATCTTGTGCTTCCATTCCAAAACCTTCTACAAAACCTGGAGCTCCATAACTACCTGTGTCTACTACAGGATTTGTTGTTGGAGTAGGATTTAAAGCTTCACCTGTTACATAAGCATCAGGAGATTTATCTTTATTTGCAGCTAACCAATCTTGAGAAGCTTTATAGGTACCAGGTCCAAATACTTTACCAAAGCCTGGAGTTTTATTTGCTATACCCAAATCTCCTTGAATGTAACCCATGTCCATTACTCCTCCAGGATTTAATTCATTGTATTTTGCATAGAAGTCTTTAAACATATCTGCATTATAACCTTTGCCATATACAATTCCTCCAGGAGGTGTACCATTAGCATACTTCATAGAAGTATCTTGGATTCCTTCAATACTTGTACCAAAAGCTTTAATGACATTATCAGCCATTTCTTGCATATTGTTTACTTGCTCTTGAAATTTTAAGTCAGCTGCTTCTTCTTTTTGAATAGCTTGCATCTTTCTTTGAGCAGCATTTTTTACAGCAGAATCAGATAAAGGCTCAGAAGCAATCTTTTCAAGATTAGCAATTTGTCTTTCTCTTTTTTCTTTTCTTTCAGCAAGAGTTTCTTTACCTATTTTAAGTCTGTCAGAATATACTTTAGTACCTTCTTCTACATCTTGTCCAACTTCTAAAGGAATACCCCCTTCTTCATGACTAGGTCCTTTAAATTCTCCTACTTGCCCTTGAGGTGTTTCATACATCTCTCCTCCTTCAACTTCTACATCTCCTTCTACCTTATTCATCCCCATAGCAGCTGTTGGACTTGTTGCTGGAGCTTTACTAAACCCTCCTGCTCCTGCAAATTTTAAAGTCTCTTGGGCTAATCCCCCTATCATAGAAACAATAGGGACTAACTTGTTATTAGCAACCTCTAAGTCTGCTTTAGCTAACATAATATTATAATCATTCAAAACCTCATTAGGAGACTGAATATAATTATTAGGTCCAACACCTTGAGTATTAGTACCATTAGCATATTTTTTTCTAGGGTTCATTTTATTTTTCATAATCAAGTTTAATTTTTTAAAGGAGAAGCTTTATCTTTCTGATTCAATTCTTTGCAAAGCTGAGAAGTTAAAGATTAATCTTGTATCAGCAAAGTTATCAAATATTAACCTTACTACCAAGAACTTATCTCTAAAACTTTCAAGCTGTGTCCAGTCCTTATTATAGTCAATAGCTGCAGGATTTACAACTTTGTCTATGTAATAACTACTTTGAAGAGAAGGTAAATCTTTCAAGAACATAGGGATAGTGTAATCTATTCTTATGTCTCTCATAGAGTTCATAGTCCAATCTCTTTCATTTCTATCTATAGTTGCTACTCCTAAAGTATTATTAGTTTGTTGCAATAAATAATTTGCATTACTATCTTGTTTAGGTGCCAGTGTAATTATACCACTAGTCTGTTGAGTGTTATAGAACAAAGCTTTGTTAAATGTAACATATCTTTGATCTATGTATTCTTCATTCACTGTGTCAAATTTCTTAGCTTCAGTTTGGAATAATATGCTATCCCATACTTTACTTGTCATAGCACTTGGATTATCTACATACTCTACAATGAAAGGATATTTTACACCATAGAAAGTTTGATAATGATTAGGTCTATTATGTTTGTACAAATAGCTAGAACCTTGTGGCCAAGAATAAAACTTTTCTTGAACATGCATATAGAAACTAGGTATATAAGGATGCCATCCTACCCACTCATTTCTTTTTAAAGAGAAAGACATAGTGTAACCATTGTTCAAAGTTTGAGGTACAAATACTTGTCCTTGCTCATACTCAATTTGAGTTACAGGATACACATTAGTAATCTCTACAGGTTCTACAGTAATTAAAGAAGCTAAGATAGCATTCATATCTAAAGCAAATTGACAAGGAGAAATGATAAGAGAACTACCTTCACATTCTGCAGTAGCTGCACTACCTAAATTACTTCTGTCAGGTTTTACAAACCAATTGTATTTTTCTAATCCAGCATCTCCATCAGGATCTAATAAATTCTTGTAAGGATTATTTAACAACTGAGACTTAAGAGAAGACCAAGCTGAAGCTGAAAAATAATTATTTACAGGAAGATTGTTTACTTCATCTAAAGTATAATCTATTCCTTTAACAGCAGCTAAAGAGTGCAGTATAAAAGGCTGAGAAGTACCTACAGTAGCAATAGGATAATTAATACCTACAAATTTATCAAAGGTAGAATAAACTCCCCCTGCTGCTGTGAAAGCATTATAGTGAGACACATAAGTAGAAGTAGGTTGTCCTGAGAAATCTAGTCCTGAATTATGGTAAGGATTTCCTGGATAGTTTTCAGACTCATTAACAAATGAAATAAGTAAAACTTTACCTCTTTCAGCTAAAGGAATTTGACTAGCAAACTCTAACCATTTTTCTGTAGGAGTATTTACTTTGTGTACACTACCTGTCCAACCTGTTGGTACTAAATCATTTGTAATCCAAGTATCTAAACTACTTTCTATTTGAGCTAAATCTGCTCCTGAAAAAGAACCAGAAGTATCAAAGAAAGCCCAGATGTCCATATCATTAGCTACAGAAACATATTGATTAGCTATACTAGTAACTGTCTCATAAGTTGTTTTTTCAAACTTCATTTTACAATTCTCTATTCCAATATAAGTCCAACCTGCTGCAAGTCTTGTTGCAATAGTTTGAGCCATATTAGTAAAAATAATAGGTTGAGGTCCTTCACTGCAAATCTCATAAGGAGCTGTAGGAAGATTAGTAATCTTCATATCTTTTTTAGTAACAATAAGTCTTTCTTTGTTACTATCATAAGTAGATAAGAACCCTACTCCTAAAGCATTTGAAGGATTATTTCTATATGGGTATTCTGCAGAATTAGTAGCATAGTATTGTTGCTCTACTAAAAAGTCCATGTGAGTTTTAAAGTAGTTGCTGTTACCATTATCACTAATTGGTTTCAATTGTTGACCATCAAATAAATACCATTTCTTTTCTTTCCAAGAAGGAAACAATACTCCATGCTTAGTTTTAGTTCTTGCCCACTTGTGCATATTACCTGCAGAAGAGTTTGCATCATCTACTATCTTTCTAGGAGGCACAGAGAAATATTCTCCAGTACCTATGAAAGAGATAATATCACTAGTCACCCTTTCTTGGAAAGTCTGAGGACAATGCCAAAGACCTTCTTCAGTGTGAACATAAAGATTGTTTTGCATTCTAAACATATCTGTTAACTTACCTGTCTCAGCTTCAAGATCTTTGTAGTTGTTAGGTAAGAACATTCTAAAGTTATCTGTAATCTCTTCTTGAAAAGCTTGCTCTGACCAATGGAATCTATGTGGAAAAGTTTCAACACAGTCTGTACAACAGTCATACTCTAAACCTAAATGCTCATAAGCCTTTTGTTTATTTCTTCTTGTGTAGTCAGGATTTAAAGCATATACTTCAGCAGCAGCTAAACCAATGTAAGCTCTACCAGCTTTTCTATTTGCATCTAAGTAAGTCAATTTCTTAACCATGTGGAAATCTAAAGCAGTAGTAGGAGGAACATCTTGAGAACCAACTGAGTGTATACCAAAATATTCTCTATCCCATTCTCCATAAGTAGTTCCTGATTCAACTAACCCAGGAGCATTTAAGAAGTCAGGAGTATTGTCAGTGGCACCATGTCTTAATCCCATATTAACTGAAGATTCAAACCAAAGGTTTGCACAATCTCCTAACCATTGAATCTCATCATCAGAAGGATTTTTTCTAAATCCTCTTGGTCTTCCACTAATAGGATCTACATCATCTTGCATGTAAGAATCTGTAATAGTTTCTCTAAGCCCTTGATCATATAATATATTGTAAGCTTTATTCCAAGCATCTTGTTGAATACCTGAAATAACTAAAGTAGTTGCAACTCCTACAAGACCTACAGCTAAACTTACTAAACCTACTCCAACAGCTGTACCTAATCCTGCACTAAAAATTGTTACCACTACAGCTACTACTACTAATACAGCAGCAATAATATAATTCCAAACAGAAGTTTTACCTGCTCTCTTTTTCATTCTAGTGTCAAAGTAAATACTATTTACATATCTAATAGAACTAATGTAACTATCTCCATTCCAAATAGCTACAGTGCTAGTATTTGTAAGAGGGTCAAAAGTCTCAGGGTTTCTACTTTCTTTATAATAAGGAGTTAATCTAAAGTTAGAATAAGGTTCTAGAATATCTCTGTATAAATACACATAAGGTAAACTTGACACAGTATTAAAAGTATAGTTTTGTTTTAATTGTACAATACCTACTTTGTTATCACAAGCCAAATTAAAAACATCTATACCTGTATTAGTACTGTCTTCAGTTAATTTATCTTCTAATGCAGAAAGATAATACAACTCTTTAATGTTAGTACTGTCTAAAGTAAAAGTGTTCTGACCAACAAAGTTAGTTATGTTATCTCTGGTTTTAATTTGTATGCTAAAACCATCATCATCACTTTCTCCGTCTTTATGTTTTCCACTTACATATCCACTACCATCAGCAACATCATTAATTTTAGTTCTACTAGCTATGGCTTTTATTTTAGTAAATTTACCTTGTTGCACAATCTTACTAAATGTAGAATACTTTCTGTCATTAAATTTGTGTTCAGGATAAATTAAACCTACAGTATCTTTTTTAATTTTTGCAACTTGTTCTCCAGGATTAGCATATTGTGGAAACAAAAGTCCTTGTGCTACAAAGTTTTTCTCTTTAGTAGTTGAAGTCAATACAGCACTATCTACAATAGTTCTATCTGATTCTTTTCTTTCTTGTCTTACAATATAGTATCCTACAATTTCTTCCCCATTAGTATCTGCTAAAGAAGGTTTGTGAATATTAGAAAAGTTAAGTCCAAATATCTCAGCTGAATATAAAGGATCTGAAGCATCTTGTGTACCTATTCCTATTACAATAGAATAAGTCATACCTGTTACAGTAGAAGTACCTGTGTACTTATACATTCCTGTGATAGAATCTAAAGTAGGTCCTGTCATAGAAACTGTATTAGGAGTAGTAGGATAATCAAAGCTTTCTTCAATATCTGTAATTACAATGGAAGCACCATACAAGTTTCCAGAGTTAGCATAGTAGTTAACATTTTGAGTAGTGTTATCTCCTACTGTTACTACATATAGTTGAGGGTCTATTACACTAGATAAAACTCCTGAAGTAGAATCTTCAGTGTAGTTTACAGTATAAGTATAAGGACCAAAATCTCCTGGAGAACCAAAGTTTCCTAGAGTAGGAGTACAACCTGCAGGAGGATTTGTGGTAGGACATTCTGCAGGACAAATAGCCCCTGTCTTACTTACAGTTATATTAAGATTTTTTACAAAAGTAAGTGCAGCAGCAGCTGGAACTTTTGTAACAAAAGGAATATTGTAATCTGTTCTTAGAGGAAATCTGTGATGTCTTACAGCTTGGTTAGTCAATGAATCTCCTTGAGAATCTACTCCCCAAAAAGTATCTGTACCACAAGTATTATTGTCAATGTATCTTGTATCAGTACAAGCATTGTCAATATTGCTCATAGGATAGACAGAAGCACCTGATGAGAACATATAGTTATTAGGTACATTGTGACTTTTTCCTGGTATATGGAAAGCTGGAGAAGTTGTGTTATCTGCAAAGATATACACAATAGCAAGAGAGTAAATCTCTCCTGGCATGTACCCAATTCCATTAAAGTGAGCAGCAGGATCTTTAGCATTACTCTTATCAGTAGTAGAGACTACAACTGTTTTAGTAATTAAATCCGTATTGATTTTACTTGCATACTTTTGAAGTTTACAAAAGTTAATTTGCTTACCTTCTACATTTCCAAGAACTAATCTATTTTCTATTTGCTCTATACTTTGAGCTCTTTCAATTATGTTATTGAACATAGTAACCTCAGCTTGAGTACCTGTGCTTTCATAATTAAGCCCTGTGTAATAGAAAGTAGTATTTCTTGTAGATAGTTCAGAAGTATATTTAGTATCACTAACAGAGCCTTGCCCAGTGTTAGCTTCTGTAATTGCTAATCTATAGAAAGGGAATGTAGTATCTAAAGAAGCAGCATCAAAAACTATCTTAATAGCTTTGTTACTGTTTTCAAAATTTAGATAAGAGTCATTCTTTTCCATTGTAGCTCCTCTCTTTTCTCTATAAGAAGAAGTGGAAGGAGTATTGTAAATCACAACAGTCTCAGTACTTGTAACAAATTCTGTAGGATTAAAGTCTTCATCAAGGTATTGAATAGAAAAGTTATAAGAACCTGGAGGTAATACTCCAGCACCATCTACAACTTCTATATCAGTAACAACAGGAATTTTTTTGTAAGTTTTAAACAAACCAAATTTAGAGATATCCCATTTCCCTGTAACAGGGTCTTTGAATTCTTCTTCTTTATCAAAGATGAACATTCTAGGTTTAGGGTCTACCCAATAAATAACTCTTTCACAACCTCTTCTTAATCTGAAAGTTGCATCAATTTGTTGATTTATTTTGAAACCCATTTTCTCTGTTTGATTCTTGTCACTAAAAGCAACAGTTGTCTTACAGTTTTTATCTACTATAATAATAGCAGAATCACCATTAGGATTAGCTAAAAGAATAGCATTGTTCTCATCTCCAATATAAACTTTACCCATAGGTATATACCCAGGGCCTAGTAAATTATTAGCAGCAAGATCATAACATTCTTGGTTAGACTCTTCATTTGCAATAAAACCATAGTCTCCTTCTTTAGTTTCATTTACTCCTGTAAAAACAAATCTAGTTGTTCCTTCAGGTTGATTTACTAAAGAGGAGTCTGTATTTAATCCTCCAGGAATGTTTACACTAATTCCTCCTTGTTGTTTTTCTTGAGCCATAATTATCTCATATAAGCTGAGTTACCTGATGTGTATCTGTATTTGTTTGTAAAGTTAGGGTCATTAAAAATCCTATCTTCAGCTTGACCAAGTTTACCAAAGAAACCATAGTATCTTTTAGTTCTTGGTATTAAGTAATTGGATTGCTCCATAAGGTCTTCATAGTCATCAGTTCCCCAAGGCATCTTAGCTTTGTTCTTGAACTGCTTAATATATTTTAACCATCTTGCTTCAGCTACTTGAGCTAATTGCATAGCACCTTCTCTGTGATTCCAAGCTTCTCTTTCTTTAGTTTTCCAACCTAAGTAATAAGTAATAGCAGCTTTAGCAGACTCATCATCTGGAACCATAGGATATCCAGTTTCATGATCTACTCTTTGTCTTAAATAAGCTACTGCTACATACCCTTCTTGAAAACTAAATCTAAGTTGGTCACCTACAATAGTGTACTCATCTTTTCCTGTAGTATTGCTTTCTCCATACAACCCTGCATTTTCATCTGTCTGACAAACTAAAGTATTAAAGAAAGTATGATTAGCTAACCTAACAGGAGTAAACTTTGTTCTAAACAATTTAGATTGAGCCCAACCTAAGTATTCATACTGTAAGTCAAAGTAAGGTCTGTAGTAAGCTATTTCTTGATCCCCAATTAAATCTCCTTTAGCATCTACAGCAACTAAGTTAGAAGTCCAACCCCCATAGCAAGCTAGTGGGTCTGGGTCTGTTACAGGAACTAAGTCCTGAACTATAACTTCTGGAGTACAAGTCTCAGGCTCTGTAGGAGCCCAAGAGTTACTTTTTGCAACTTGGATAATATAATGTAAACCATTAGGCAAAGCTGCTTGATAGTTTTTAACTTCAAGGAAAGCTATAGCCTCTTCAGAAGCAGATGCCATTTGCATGAATCCTAATGCTTCTCCTATCCACTCAATAGCTTCATCTTCATTAAGTTCTACACCCCTGAAGTCTCTTAGATACTTGGATAGGATAGTATCTACTGTAACATATTGAAATCTTTGGTTCATCTTAGTTTAGTTTAAATATTATAAAGAAGACACTTAAATAATTAAGCAGCATCAACTTCTGTGTATGTAACACACACAATTAAATCTCCAGTTCCTCCAGTTATTACACTTGGCATTACTAAACTATTAGAAGCTACATATAAACTATTCCCTACTATAAGAGAAAAATTAGAAGTAGATACTGGAGCAATAGTTGTTTGTGGTGAAGGACTTTGAAAAACAGAATCTAATGTCCCATTTCCAATTGATGAAGAGCCAGCACTACTACTACTAAATAGTCTTACTGAATTTGAAATAGAATAAGCTGTCCCTCCTGCTTTTCTATAAGCATTAACAGAAACAGGTATTAACACTTTACCAGGTACAGAACTTACTAATAGTTTTGAAAAACCTGAAGAACTTAAGATTTCAGAAGAAGTGATTGTAATTTGAGCACTTTTTAAAATCCCTACTTGAGTTGGTACTGTCCCTGTATTTGACTTAAGTTTATGATATAAGTCTGCAACTTTTTTTTCTAGGCTATCTATAGCCCCTAATATTTGTGGGTTCATCTTATTCTATTTTTAATTGGTTAGTCTAATTTGTCTGCTAATGATTTTGAATCTTCAGGCATATTAATTTCAATTGGATTATCTTTAGAGAACCAAGTTCTTGTAAAGTATTCATAATTGCTATTTTCAGATTCTGCATTAGTCCATTTAATGTCATAAGACTTTCTAAGTAGGAAACCATTTTCAATTTCTTCTACATTTAATCTTACTTCTTTACTAATAATAGTTCCTCCTTTAGGAAGAACAAAGTCTTTTTTCTTTTCAAGACTTGCTGATTTTAATAATTCTGTTGCCATATTATTGGGATTTAATTAAATATTCTTTACCTTGTTTTATTTGCTTGTTGATAGTCCTTTTATTATCTCTGGTTAAGATAAAATTGTAATAAAGTTTATTCTCTATTGGGACTCTATTCTTAGACCAATGCAGCTTATAAACTACTCCATCAGTTTCTTCATTAAGGCAATAGACTATTTTCTTTGTAGCCTTTGCTTCAGGGTTTCTATCCCACAGCTTTTTAGTCTCACCCCAATTAGGTGGAAGCAATGGTACACCATCTTTATTAAATGCCAATTTCTTTTTTACTCCTTGTATAAAAAGAGTTCCTAGTTTTACTGGCATAGTTACTTCCTCTCCCTCAACTACTTTCTTCATCAAAAATTCCATATAGCCATTAGCTATTTCAAGAAAAGGATTCAGTTCTATAGGGTTTTCACTTTCTTTGGAATACCTCTTGTAAGAACTTCTTATGTTTAAATTAGTCTTTTGCATTATCTATTACTTCCTTCAGGTCTTTGAATGTCTCTTGAGTTACTAACTCTATCTTCTTTCTTTTGCCCAAAGATAACAATAATTTCTTGAACACAGATATCAATTAAAGGCTCAATTAAGTCTCCATCAATATCAAAAGAATGATCAGGAGTTGCTAAACAATCTAAACACTCAGGACACTCTTCACAAATAGAAGGGTAATGATGTGCTTCTAAGGGATCTTCAGCAAGAAGTTTAATCTTTACTATTCCTGGATTTTTCTTTAAAGGAAAGTATAAATAACCATTCTCAAATAAGTATTTAGGCTTAAGCCCTGTGTACTTGTTACCTTTTAAATATAGAACACCTTGTCTTGTGATTTCTTCTATTCTCATTCCATTTTCTACAGACATAACATATTCAATGTAGTGTCTATTAGAGTCTGTCATTATTCTAGGAATCTTAAATTTAGTTCTGTAAACATCACAACCTAAATCTCCTAGACAAGGACACTCATGATTTGGAACTTTTATCAATTCTACACAAGGCATAACTGTATAGTTCCAATCACTTAATCTTTGTTTCTTTTTTAATTGCTGAGAAAGAAGTTGCATTCTTACAGATAATGCTTTGTTATAAACATGTCTGTCAGATAGCCTAGACTCATCACTAGAAACCCCTCTAGAATAAAGAGACTGAATTCTTTCTATTACTTCAGATATTCTCATTGTTGTTGTTTTAAAGTTTCTTTTAGAATACTTGTTACATCATCTGTATTAATACAGGTGAACTTACCATCTAACCCTAACCATATAATGACCCTCTTATTTACCCTTACTCCTATTTGCTCTAGAAGTATTTGATAATAAGAGAGTTGTACCACATAGTGATTCAAAGGACAATCTAATAAAGCAGAAAAAGGTGCCAACATAGTTTTACCTTTGAAATTCTTAAACAAGTCTTTGTTAGTCTTGTAATCTGCTATTATATATGTCTGAGTTTTAGTGTCAAATAAGATGATGTCTGCTGTACCTGCAAATAGATATTTGAAGTGATACATCCTGAGTTCAGCAGCTACTGGAATAATGTGCTCTGGTAAACTTTTCCAGAAGGCAACAATAGCTTCCTCTTGTGGGCATGAAGGTTTTAAGCTTCTGTCAAATTGATAAAGTTCTCCAAAGTTATGTACTCTGTGCCCTCTATCTCTAGATTCTTGATTTATGTCAGCCCATTGTTTTAGGACTTCTTCTGTAGTTATTCCTAGCTTTCTAGCTGAGAAGGGAGCTACTGACTGAGCATCAAAGTGCTCATAAAATTCTGAAATTAAACCTGAGACTGAAGTCTTGATAGGTTTACCTTCTACAAAGTACTTGTGCTTTTTCTCTTCAAAAGTCAAGTTACTAAAAGGTTGTGTCAATTTATTTAATAATTCCATATCACAAAGATATGGAATTATTTTATTTTTCTACTTGAAAGATAATCTTTTTTACATTCTTAACTACGTTGATAAAACTCTTAGCTATATCAAAGCCCATTCTTTTAAAGTTCTCAAAGACAATTGAGTAGAACTCAATAGCACAACAAAACCCAACAAATATTAAAGTGATAGTTAACCCTTCTGTACTGACATTGTCAAACTTAAAAGTTCTAATAAAAAACACTTTCTCTATTCCCCATACTCCTAATATAGCACTAGCATAGGTAAAAGCTTTTACAGCAGAAAGTTTAAGTTTTTCTGAAGAGATTAAGGACTCTTCTTTAAGTTCTGGTTTGGTTTTTTCTTTTTCTTTTTTCTCTTTCCAAGAAGCTAAGATACCTGTGATGAAATCCAGGATGAAAAATAAAAGTAATAATAGCAGTGCCTTCTGGACTGAGGATAAAACAGAGATAGCCACCAAAGAGGTGCCTGTAACAATGCCTGCGGGACTAGATCCCATTGTCTTTAAACTAAGCCCTAGCTTAAAAAAATACTTACTGTATAGGGTTATCCACTCCATAACACTTGCTTTTAATATTAATATAATCTTCACTGACTTTTCCATAACATAAGTCCTTACAAAAATAGTTAAAAAATAACTTATCTTCCTTGTCCTTTATAAAGTTTTTTATAACTTTTTGAGGTTTTTAATTTAGAGGTCTTGCTTTTAGCATGTACTCCTGGTCTTTTTACTTTTGGTCTTGGCTCAAAAGTTGTTGAGTTAGATTTTACTGCCATCTCCTTCTTGAATTAAAGAGTACTCTCCTGTACCCAAGTTAACTGATATCCTACCATACTTAGCCTCTAAATCTGCACCTAACTTTTTTAAACTCTCTCTGTGAGTATTAGCTTCATACAATAAATCCATTTTAGCTAATTCTAAATCTCCAATCTTCTGATGAGTAGAAGCAATAATATTCTGCAATGCTCTTGCATTTTCCAATTCTTCTTCTGAGATTTTGTTTACTTCTTGAATTTGACTTTCCATATTTTCTTTTTTTATGTTAAATGATTTACAAATGTACAAATTTTGTTTTATTTTAAACAAGTTTTTTATAGAATACTAATACATGCCACAATAAGACCAATCTGAACCTAAGACTCTTTCAAGTTCTTTACTAAAACTATGTAGTTCATACAAAAACATTCCTGTGTCTCTATCCTCATACTGGAAAAAATATACAATTTCTCCTGTAAGCAGATTCATGTTAGCTCCTCCATCTGTAGAGTAATACCAATAATTATCTGGTCCCCTAAAGATATCTACAAACCTTCCTTCTCTACAAGGATCTCCTAATATTACCATAGGGTAAATTAGTTCATATCCTCCCCCTCCTCCAGCAGAGTAGCCTCTAAAAGCACTCATACTGTAAGGAGAAGAAAAGCCTGCAGAAATTGACATAGAAGCTAAAGAATAAGGTTGTGCATAACCTAACTCTAAAGCTATCATAGTAAGATTTATTAAACCATCTGAAGGGATTGCCATGACTTATTATTGTACTATAGGTTCAGTAGGCTCAATAGGTTCTACTACTTCAGGTGCCCAAGGCATAGTAGCTTCTTTGACAACTTTAAGATCAATTTGTTTTTGGATTTGTGCATTAACATGCTCTTCATAAGAACCTACTACAACAGCTTTAATCCAACCTAAAACTATCTCTTCTGTTAGTTTTTCAAAAGGGATAAAGTTTTCAGTATTTATAGAAGCTGGAGTAAAAGGTGTAGCTCCAGTAAAAGTACCTTCATTACCTTCTTTATCAACTCCTGTTTTTGTCCAATAAGTTTGGACTACAGCATCTTTGACATCATTAGCGTCAACTGTTTTCATTCCTGTAATTTTCCAAGTATATTCCATCTTGTTTTTATTTAGTGGTTAATTTATTTACTAATTCTTTTAATTCTTCAATTTGTTTTTGTTGGTCTTTAATAGCTTCAATCAACAAAGGAGTTAATCTACCATAGTCAAGAGTTTTATACCCCTGTCCTATTGGAGCATCCTTAATTAACTCAGGAAGAATAGCTTCTACTTCTTGAGCAGATACCCCTACTTCCATTTTCTTTTTGTAGCCTAACTCTTGAGCTTTTTGATTTGCCTCATAGTAAAAACCATTCAAAGATAAAACTTTTTCTAATGCATTTTCAATGTTTCCTTTTCTATCTTTTAATCTATCATCAGAATAGTAAGCTACAATGTCTCCTGCAACTCTAATAGAATCTCCTGTGTTACTACCATCAAAGTAATAAGCAGTATTATTTCTATCATAGTAAGTATAAAACTGAGCATCAGAACCATATACAGCATAAGCTGTACCTGTAGGGTTTCCAGCATAAAAAGCACTAGAGCTATGTAAAATACCATAATAAGAACTTAAAGAAGGATTTCCATAATTATTGACAACTTGCATCATAGTTGTTGCACTATTAGAACCTCCTTGTATAGTTATCTTAGAAAGAAAATTTGCAGAAGTTGTTGAACCAGCAGGATCTACCCAATATGTAGAATCATTTGCATCATAAAATATAGTGCCGTAAATTCTTCCATCTGATGCAAGATACTTACTATTTACCCAAGCATCTTCTATAATTACTTGTCTAGTCCAGTTAATATTGTTTGCATTTCCTCCTCCAACTCTAAGGGCAGCTGCAGAATAGTCCATAGCTATAAAACCATGTGTATCACTACCTGACCAAGAAAGCATAGTACCATAAGCCCCTAGACCTCCTAAAGGTGCTGGTACATTATTCCATCTAGCAGTTGATATTTGGTAACCATTAGACGTAGTCCCAAATAAAGTACTTCTAAAATTAGCAGTAGTTAAACCATCAATTAGTGCAGGAGCCGCTAAAGAATTTACCATCAATCCTGTATTGCCAGTTATACTTGATACAGTGCCTGAGTTACCTGTTATGTTACCTGAAATAGTATTAGCTACTGTTAATCCAACTAAGTTAGAAGTACTAGTAGGGTCACAATAATAACCTGTGTTATTTGAGTCATAAAAAATTGGAGCTCTTACATCTCCATTTACTGTAAGTATTCCTGTACCTGAAATAGAAGCAACATTAGTTGTACCTCTTTTAAATATCCAACCTCTAGTTGTAGTGTCACTCATAGTTAAATAAGTAGCCCAATCTGAGGTTACAGAACCATGAGTTCCAAAAGTAGCAGTCCCTGCAAACATTATCCCATAAGTAGGTTGACCAGCAGCAGAGCCATTATATAATGAAATACCATTACCACTAGTTGCACTTGTATTATCTACACCAATCCAAGCCCCAGTTAGTCTATTTGCAGCTCTAACTATATTTAAATTACTTGTATTATTAGGGTCTACATAGTAACCAGTATTATTTGAATCATAGAATATAGGAGATCTAAATGAATCTGTTGCTGTAACATCACCAGCAGATATAATCATACGTTGTATAGGGCTAACATTTGTTGTACCTGCCCAAAATCTTATAGGCTGGCCTGACTGATTAGCCATTATATCTAATCCTCCATTTATATTTGTACTAATACCATATCCGTATGTTGTACCATCTGAGCTTCGTGTTCCAAAAGAACTTGTCGATGTTACCAATCCAACCGCACCACTACTAGCTCCAGTAAATACATAGTTAGGAGAAGTTATGGCTAAATTAGTCGTAGCCCCCCTATTAGTTACACTTTGTAATGTATCTGTTTCAGAAGTCAAATAACTTCCTGCTGGTTGAGCACCTATGTCACCTGGAGTTAAATTCCTTGTTGTAATATTTGTTATACTACCTATGGCATCTGATGTAATTATATCAATTACTTGTGCTCCTGATGTATCTATATTTCTTGCTGTGTAAGCAGGATGAGTATAAGCTGCACCTCCTGTAGAAGATATTACTCCTCCACTTATAGTAATATTTGAACCTGCTGTAATTACAGAACCATCTGCAGCTAATATTTGAGCAGCAGTTCCTCCTGATTTTATAAACTTAGTTGTTGTTAAATCTCCAGCATCAGTAAGATTAAAGATGTTATTTGTATAAGCACTGTTGATAATTTGTAAAGTACCACTTCCATCTATTCTAAAAAACTTTTTACCATTAGTTACAGAACCATAAGTGTTTTGAATCTCAAAGAAACCATGGTATCCAACTCCTCCTCCTTGGTTGTATCCTGCAAATCTTAAAGAAGAATAGGTTGTAGAATTATTTCCAGCTCCTGACAAAGTTATTTGTGTTGAGCTACTTGCTCCTCTATTGACTACACTTTGTAAAGTATCTGTCTCTGAATAAGAAGATATATACCCATTAGGGTTTGAAGATGGATAATAAGATGTATTATCATAAGTAATTGTAGTTCCAGATGCTTTTACAAATCCAGTCCCATTAAGTTGAACTTGTGGTGTATATCCTAACCAAGCTGCAATAGTTTTATTAACCCACAGGTTCCCATTAAACCCTAAGATATGTCCACTAACAGGAGTTAGACTTTTTAAGTCTACATCATGTAATTCATCAAGTTCAAATCCATTCTGAACTTTTACAAAGATTTCTCCATTGTTGGCATTAACTCTGGTAACAATACCAATAAAAACTAAGTGAGCTGGTGCATAAGGTTTGTTTACTAAACCATAAATAAGATTACCTCCAGTACCTAACCAAACAGGGTCTCCTGCTGTAGCAGTAGATGTGTTTAGTCCTGCAAGTAAACCTTCAACTATAACATTAGCAAAACCATTTATAGCAACAGTAGATGCCAATAACCCCATTGTTTTTGATGAGGTTGCTTCTGCAGCATTAGATGCCAAAGACACAATCATATTAGTACCATCTGCTGAAGATACATATACTGCTTGTCCTTTATTTATTGCTACTCCTGCTTTTACTTGATGTTGAATATTAGAGGCTACTCCAGGTGCCACACCTAAGTCAGATAACATCTCAGCCCCTGTTCTAAACTTAATGATGCCACCATCAGATACTAAGAATTTATCAGTATCTGTGGTAGCAGCATTTAAAGCTTGAAGTTCTACTTCACTTTTAAATTTTTGAGACATATCAATCTATTAATTTAAGGATGTATTATCCTATTTTAGAAACTAAAACTCTAATTGGATTTGCTGGTGCATTTCCAAAAGTAACTGTTACTGTATTGTAAGGAGCTGTATTTACTCTCACTACATCAGCATAAACTGTTTCATTTGTTACTGTGTCATATAATTGTACTATGACATCTTTTGTACTTAAACTATGTGTGATAGTTCCTGATACAGAAATTGTAGTAGCATAAGAAGTAGCACTATTAGCTGGTAAAGTAACTGTTTTAGTATTAACTGCTGTGATGTGTCCTTCAGCTGAAGTTGTTACAGTGTCAATAACTGTGAAACTACCTCCAACTCCTGGAGAAGCAGAACTAGTATTATTTGTTCTTGATACAGCAGCATGGTTAATTGTTACAGAACTGTTACCTGCTTGGTTAGCTGTAAAAGAACCTCCACCTGACATTAAAGTACCTGCAGTAACAGTAAGAGTACCATTACCAATGTTAGTCAATAAGGCTATTGTACCTGTTGCATCTGGTAAAGTAATAGTTTGATCAGCAGTTAAAGTACCTGCTATCAAAGTTAACTCATTAGCATCAGCAGCATTTCCTTCAAAAATAACACCATTAGATGTAGATACAGTTTCTACATTGTTTGTAGTAGTTGTCCCAATAACTGTTAAGTTACCTGCAATTACAACATTGTTTGGTAAACCTACTGTGATATCATTTCCTGATCTAGTTACTTCTACCTCATTAGAAGTACCAAGTATTTTTACTGCATCTTGAGATGAGTCACTACCATTTAAAAGAATAACAGCTCCTCCAGCAGTTACATCAGCAACTAAATCATAAGTAGTATTAGTATCTGTTGAAGAGATGGTAACAGTATCTGTAGTAGCATTAGTTGTAATAGTTACATTACCTCCTGCTGCTATTGTAAGAGTATCATTATTACTATCTGCAACAACTGTAGTTTGTCCTGCTACTGCCACATTTTTAAAGATAGCTTGAGAAGAACCTAAATCAGTATTGTTAATAATAGGATCTGTACTTGTACCTGTAATAGATATACCAGGACCTGCAGTGATAGAATAGACAGCATCTAATCCAGCTACATAGTCATACAATAAATCTGCAGTAACAAGTCCTGTACCTCCATTAGCCACTACTGTTGCAATGTCTAAAGATAAAGATACATCTCCTGTAGTACCATTAGTTACAATTAATCTAGACTCTGTAGAAGAGATAGTTGTTATGTCTCCCACAGGTACCCAAGCAGTTCCATTATAGACATATAGCATTTTCACTCCTGCAGTAGAGTTGTAATAAAGTTGCCCTTCTACTGGACTAGCTGGTGCTGTCCCTAAAGGATGAATTACAGCATTCTGTAATTGGTTCTTGCTTAGATTAAGATTACTTAAATAAATCATGATAGTGTTGTTTTTTAGTTAAAGTATGCTTTCCCTGAAAAAGTAGATGTAAAGGTAATTAAAATATTGTTTAAATCAATATAGTGTATATCTCCTACAACTAAGTTTTCTCCAGAATCCACTATAGAAACTGAAGGATATTTGTTTAGATTATGTGTTACTAACCAAGTACTAGATGCTACAACTTGGTTGTGAACATAAGTTTTATCATTAATGATTAGTGGTTTGTTTCTAATAAAAGGTCTACCAGTAGTAGCATTCCAATCAGATTGCTCTTCTAATAGTAAATGTCCTGGACCTAAATTTGTCCAATAACAGTCATTAGTAGGAGGATAAATATTATCATCCATAAGACTCTTATAAACATTACCCTGATACCACACAAAACAATCTAAGATGTAAGGATTACCTGTACCTACAGAATGATTAGGAGACCACTCAGTAGCTACCAAAGGAGACTCTAAGTTACTCTCTTGGGTAAGACATTTAGTTTGCTCAATAAGCCAAGCAATGTCTCTCTTAATTTTTTGTAATTCTTGCATGGTCTCAGTCTTACTATATTAGTATTGTTTGTTTACTTGTTTCTTGCACCTCTTTCCAATAATAGAAACTGGCTCTTTGTTCATTAAGATTTAACTCTTTATTATAGGGTAACTCCTGTGTATAATTACCTTTAAAGAATAAACCTAAATCTGTTGGAGCTACACCTGCATTGTGTAGTATCCAATATTTTTCTACTGAAGAAATATGATCAGTACTCCATCCAAAATCAAGTCTAGAGTCTACTCTTGTTTCATATCCTCTTAACCAGATATTCCAAAGAAGGGACCACATTCCTGCTGTCCATTTTTGTATTGGATAATCTCCTCCATGTTTTTTAATATACAGATGTTCTGTTTTACAAAAGTAAGAATAAAGTTTGACACTATCACTCTCCACTTTATCCCAAAACTCAGAAGATTCTCCAATAGTAATATACTGGGCACCTCCTGAATGACTGTTCATTAATTTAGGTATTAGTTTATCTATACCTACAATGCTACACATATCTTCATAAACATGATTACCTTTTTGTTGTATGTAATCATAATTGATGTAAGAGTTAGTATCACTTAGATACCAAACTTGTCCTAACATTGCCCAATTAAGTTCTGGAGGCCTTGTGAAAATTATATCACTATCATGTAAAAATAACCTTTGACCTATTAAGTCTGGGTTAGCTTTCATGTGGCTACTCATAAGATTAAAGTAGATAGAAGGTATGTAACTTTTATCTGCTCTAGTATCATTGTAAAAAAAGAACCTAACTGTATTGTAATGATTTTGTAATTTTCTCCATTCTTCAGGAACTACATTATCATTTATTGCACAAAGGATGTCAATTTTATTAGGATTGACACCCTGTTTTTTAAAATTATTTATGACCACTTCTACTTGCCATGTGTAGAAATTAGAAGCAGGTTGTGCACATATATACCTCATATTATGCTGGCATTAAACAATCACATTGGTCAAAGCTTATTACAGCTTGCCCTGTCACAGGAAGAGATACCATATCATCAAAAGCATAACAGCTTGTCAAATTACCTGAACCTGATACTTCTATAGTGTTAGCAACTGTAAGAGTAGCACCTGGTGCCATACCTGCATTAATTAAAGCTGCTTCACTTACAACTACACTAGCTATGCCATCTCCTCCACAACGGTAAAATCTGTAGTTTGTAGCAGGAGCTACAGTAGTGGTTGTAGTTGTAGGCACTGTAGTAGTAGTGGTACTTGTTGTACTAGTACTGCTAGTGCTTGTAGTTAACAAATCAATAGGAATATTAATACTATTGGTACAAGTTCCTAAAGATCTTACTTGTACTGTGGTAGTTCCTGCTGGAACCACTACACTAAGATATCCTGCCACTAAACTTGCTTTAGGTACATTAGTTTCAAAAGGAGTTGCATAGTTGTCTGTATTAGAATACAGATTAAAAGGTCCTGTTGAAGTTCCTGCTGTTGTTAGTGCTATTAAGACTGTCATATCTTGTAGATTTTAGAATTTATACTGTTTCTTTTTTTCAATCATTATTTCTTTAAGTTTTCCTTCTGAAGATTCAATTACTAACTCAATATGAGCTTTTAAATTATCTAGAGTTTGAAACTTAATATTGTTTTCAATATTGTGTTCAGGTAAAGTTTCTTCAATAAAAATATCTATAGTGTAATCTTCTCTTTTAATACAAGCTCTTTTTTTACTTATACTCATAGGAGAATTTGATTCCCAAGATTCTATATTTCCAAAAACTTCTAAGCCATCTAAATTATTGACAACTATATCTATATCATGAGGATTAGTCACTAAGTTTAAATGCCACAAAGAAACACTTCCTATAAATACTACATCTTTTTTAGAACTAGTAATCTCTTTTACTAGTTTTTCTATTCGTTGCACTCTCCTGTACTAATAACCATACCTTCTCCAAAGACTATGCTACTTGCACAAAAAGATGCATTAACATACCCATGAGCTTCTATAACTTGGGGTAATCCACCACAATCTATATATTCTGCTACATTGTACTCACCTGAAACACCAGGTGCACTTAGAGTATAAGAAAGACATGGTAATGGAGGCTCTGTAGTAGTACTAGTAGTACTTGTTGTTGTACTAGTAGAAGTAGTAGGAGCAGTGGTTGTAGTTGTGCTAGTACTTGTACTTGTAGTAGAAGTGCTAGTTGTACTTGTTGTTGGTACAGTGGTTGTGCTACTAGTTGAGGTAGTTGTACTACCTGTAGTCTCTACTGCATATCCTGCTAAAGCACATGGAGGTGTTGTAGTAGTTGTTGTACTTGTACTACTTGTAGGTGCAGTAGTGGTAGTGGTTGTGCTACTACTAGTTGTTGTAGTACTGCTTGGTGGCACTGTAGTAGTTGTTGTGCTACTAGGGGCAACTGTGGTAGTACTTGTTGTAATAGGAAGAGTAGTAGTTGTAGTAGTCATGAATAAAGGGTCAGTAGGTATAATACCTAACTTTCTCATACATGCTGCTATCTTATCAAACTTGTACTTCTCTGTAACATAAGCTTTTTCTTCAGCATCTACAGCTAAGAATTTGTCTTGATAATAAAAAGCTAAATAGTAGAAACTAATTAGTCTCAACATAGCATCTTTTACTTCTGCATTTCCATACACTTTTTCATGTAATAAATTACATAATACAGTCTCACTGAACACACAAAGAGAATCTTGAGTAATCTGATTCACATAGTTTTGGTATACAGGATAGTTTAAAGTATTAAAAGCTTGAGCTTTTAAAAGTGTTCCAAGATAATCTTCACATTTATTACACTCTTCACATTCATCACATTTACTACATCCACATACAATTCCTTCTACCATGCTGATAAAAGAAGTAAGTAAATGATTATAATGTTTAATGACAAAAGGCATACCTACTTGAGTACTAGATTCTAAATACACAGAGTAGTTTCCATCCACAGGAAAACTTAAAGTAGATATCTGTCCAGGCACCATTACAGCTGTTTTTATCTCTGTAGTTGCTTCACAAGTTACTTTACTTATGTGGTAAGTAAGATTCACAGTACCTGTATTTTCAAGTGTGTATGTATCTTTGTATTTTAAGTATGTGTAATTCAAGGCCATGGGAAAGTGTTTTAAGTGTCAAATATACAAAATAAAAAAAACATCTCTATAAAAATAGAGATGTTTTATCTAATAGCTTTATTTTAAGTTTCCTTATGCTATACCATCAGTAGCAGCAGAAGTAACTTCTGGCTCTACAACTGCAGCATTAGTACTAGCAGCAGCAGCATCATCAATTAAGCTTTCAAATCCTAAAGAAGATAAGAAAGAATTAAAGATAGTTGCAACAGCTTGTCTAGTTACTGTGTCAGCTTCTGGAATTGCAATTACAGTGCTTAGTACATTACTGTATTCTTGCCATCCTGATTCAGAAGTTTGGTTATACTGAACAATAAATTGGTCATAAGTAGTTCCTTTTACAGAAAGATAGTTGATATTTTCATACCCCATACCTGTTACTTGAGACAATTTGTAAGGTCCTGAACCTGCCCATCCTGAAGCATGGTACTCTTTTTGTTGGATATTAACTCCACTACCTTCTTCAAATACTGGGTATTGATTGATGGTAGTTGCTCCTGAACATCCAAAACCTTCAATTAAAGAAACAACTAAAACTGTTTCTAATAATTTGTAGTAATGTAAGTTGATAGAGCAGTAGTTTCCAATTGCTAAAGGTTGACTTACTAATTGAAAGTCAGCAAATACTTTATCAGCATCTACAGCAGTCAAGTTGAAGTTTACTAAAGCAGCAACATCTGCATCAGTAAGAACATCTCCAGCAGCATAATCTGAAGCAGTACCATGAGTAGCAGCAACTAAAGCTTGTCTTGCAACAGCTTGAGCTAAAACTAAACCTGACTCATCAGCATTGATATTAGCTACGAATAACTGAGTTAATACGTTAGCATCTAAAGAACCACATCCTCCTGCACAATCATCACAACAAGGAGTTGTAACCATATAAGCTTTGCTGAATTGGTTAAATCCTTGGATTCTGTTGATTTTTGCATTACGGAATTCAACTCTTACTCCATACTCAGTATCACACTCAGCTTTAAAACTTCCAACAGTAACCTTCATAGGTCTACCTGCAGTATGAGGTTTAAAAGTTAAATCTGTAATACCTTTAGTCTGGATGAATTGACCAGCAGAAGTTCTGATATCTGTTAATACAGAACCATTACCAACACCAACAGCTAAAGTAATTGCTTTAGTTCCTGCAGGTACTGCAGTAGCATAAGCTAAACCTGTGCTAGCATCAAAAACTCCTAATTGCCCTGGCAATAAAGAATCTACAGTAGACCCTGTTGCAGCCAAAGCTTGATTACCTTTTGTAGGTAATACTTGAAAAACGTCATTGTTACGATTACTCATAATTTCTAGTTTTTTAATTAAACAATCTGATTAAAACCTAACTTACCAATTTTACTTTGTAAGTCTGAAGTTTGCACTTCACTTGCAGCAAGCATAACTGCTATATCCACAACTTCCCTATGGGTGTGGTCTGGGAGATCACAATTCACAGTACCTGTTAAGGTGACACCTGAAGGATGGTTATAAGACCCTGCACCAAAATCTTGGGCATTGTGCATATAAGCCATTTTGCGTATATAAGACAATTTTGCTTCATCAATTGTAAAGGTCCCATCTGTAAAAGCTTGGATACCTTGAGTTTCATAAACTCCATTTACTTCTCTCCATTCAAAAGAGCTGCTATAGAATTCACTCTCTTCAAAAAGATCATTGTGCTCTCTAATGTAAAGAACTCCTTCTTTTCCTTTACAATTTCTTTTTGATAATTTTACTCTGCATCTTACAAAATATAAGTAGTCAGCAGGTAGAGCAATAACGTTATTTGCACCTACAGGAGTCCAAACACCCCCAACAACAATAGATTTAATATCATCAATTATTCTTTGAGACATTTCAAAACCAAGGCCATTATCAGCTTTAGGCTGAGCTACTCTTTTTACAAATAACTCTGCAGCTTCATTTAATAACCAATCAATTTCAGGAACTAAAAGTCCTTTATTTTTTTGGCTATCTATTTTGTTGAACTTCTGTTTGAAGTCATAATGCATTTCCCTGGTTGTCATAACTCCTAGTTATTAATCTTAGACAATATTAACATTTTAATGTCCTGATTTTCTTCTTTTGAAAGATACTCAGCAACTTCAATTTCATCAATACCTAAAGGAGAGTCCATGTGGAAGATTCTTTGACCTTCTCTTCTTAATACTGATTTTTGAAGAGCTTCTAAAACAAGAGCATGTGCTGCTGTTTGTTTCTTATCCATCTTCAAGAATCTTAAGAATTCTCCTGCATCTTTAGTGATGATCTTATCTAACTCTACAGCCACAAAGTCTGCAGATTGGTTCTTCATATTCTTACCACCTAATACAAGAATAAGTTGTACTTTTCTATCTAGTGATAATTTAGAAGCTTCAATAATAGCAGTATTTTTAGTTTCTACTTTACTAGCTAATACTTGAGCTTGTTCTGCTTCATCAAAGATAACATGAGTTGCTTCTGGCCACATACCTAAATCATACTCTGCCATTGAATTAGCAACATATTTACTTGCTTTCATTACTCTAACTTTAATGTAGTCTAGAGCATTGTCTGAATCAAAGAACATTGTATTGTTCTCTAATTTAATAATTGCCATACCTGAGTCCCAAAATGGGTGTGGTGCCTCAGAGTTATAATTTGCTGACAAATCATAGTTAACACCTTTCTTGGCTAATACCTTAATATCCTCTTCTGTTAGGCCTGTAGCATACTTCATTGTGCTACCATCTACTAAAGCTTGGATTTTCTTTGGTCTTGTGAAAGACTCTTGACCTGTTTTATTGTGCCATCTTTTTGACTCAATAGGTCTTACTTCTACTTTTACTGACATAATTAATTTTCTTTTTTAAATTAATGAACTTATTTTTAAGGAAACCTTTCTCCTTATACCACCAAAAGCTCCTGTGTTAGAGGAGCTTATTGGGGTTATATAAAGGATCTTAGTTACGAGATAAGATCAACTCACCACATTTAGTGATGTCATGGATATGGATACCACATGATTTTTCAACGTGCATTTCATAGTAAGAACCAGAGTGTGCAGAAGAACCACCATTTTTAGGACCATAAGGACCATACATACCTTCAACATAAGTAAAGGCAAAACCATCTTTCTTGTTCATGATTTTGATGTTAGAGTTTTTAGATTCTCCTGAGAAATCTAAGAATGTAATTCTTTGAGACTCAATTGGGAAACCTGTAACCTCATCAATTTCAAAGTTAATTTCTCTATCATCATAAAGAGGATTGTGAATTAACTCAAGAGATGCACCATTTGCCATGTTGTATTTCACAAATTGGTAACCTGCTTCAAGTGCATTAGTGTGAACTGAACTAGCTACTTTATTAGTATATACTTCAATGTTCTTAATGAAACCTGATTTGTTTTGCCAATCTTGGATAGCTCTGTGGAATTGTAACATACCATACTCTCCAGTGAAACCTTTAATTTGACGACCTTGACCTGGCTTAACTCTTGAATAGAAGATATCTTGTAAGTACTCTTCAATTAACTTAGCAGTTAAGTGAGAATATCTGTGTTGATGAGAATCTTCTAATTGCTCTTGAATTCCAGGACCCATTCTTACTGGTCTACCATTAGCTCCTAATACAGTGTCTGCAGATCTTGAATACCAATATCCACGTTCTACTTCTCTGTACCATTGTTGCCAATATTCAACTTCAGCATAACGCATCCATGAATTATGGTAAGCACCTTTTGAATCAGGGATAGCTACAGCTAAAACTTCAGTTGAAGCATAGTCAGTAATTCTGTATTCTTTTCTATATTTAGACATTCTGTTTCTGAATGCAATTGGTAAACTGAATACAGTTGAACCTGATTGCTCAGCAGCTTCCTCATATTGAGAGAATAATTTACCCCATTGTTGTCCTGGCTTCAAATATTTCACAGGCATAAATGCTTGTGGGTCATCTGAGTTCATTCTTACAGTATAAACTGTACCATCACCATGCTTAACACCTTGGTTTTGAATACGCACTTGGTATTTCTTGTTAGAAGTACCTGGCATAATAACATCTCCTGGTAAGTACCAGTTTTCATCAAGTTTAATCTTGAAAGTCTTTTTGAATTTTCCAGGTGTCAAGTTTGAAGAAACTTCAACATTTTCTACAACAACTAGAGGTCTAGTGTTTGCACCTTTTAATTCCCATTCCCATTCTGTGTTTCCAATAGTTTCCTCTGTTTTAGAGTTACCCATCAATAAAGATGACATTGGGTTATCAGAATAATAGTTTTGTGCTGAGAACAGCTTGTCCATTTCTCCTAAGATACGGTGTGGTTTTGCAATCAAAGCTGCCCCTAAGTGAGACTGCTCAGTCATATTTGCATTCCACTCCATCTCTTTAACAAGAAGCTTGCTTCCTAATGTAGCCATTTTGTTTTAAATTTAAAGTTAGTAATTAATTATTAATCCTCTAGCATATCCCAGAGGGCTTTTTTATTGGATTTGTGACCTCCACTTTCTGAATTTGATAATTCTTTTCTGTCTACTCTTTCAACAGCTTCTCTGACTCCTCTTGCAGCTTGAGATTGTTTCTTTCTCTCAATAGCACTAAAATCAAAATCTGTCTTTAATAGTTTAGCTAAAAGAACTATCTTGTCTTTGTCAGCCATAACCTTGAATAAATCTGCTTGCATTTCACTTACAAATCTACCATCCTGTAATTCTACATTAGGTTCTGAAATATAAGTTGGGAGACTCAATTTATCTTGTTTAGATAAAGGTAACCCATTTGTCTCAGATAAAGCATTAATATGAGTAGTAATATTACTCTTATATTCTCTTGCTTGTTTCTTTCTTAATTCAGCAGTTTCTTTTTGTCTTTCAACTTGTCCTGCAGTTTCAGCTTCTTGCTCAGCTATAATCTTATCATAAGATTTTTTAGCTATGCCTTCTAGCTTATCCTTTTCTTTTAAAAACTCAATCTGGTCATTTATGTACTCTTGGTCATATCCTTGGTTTTTTAAATCCAAAGTCACTGCAAGAACTTGTACATCTTCATTGGTGATATCACTACTTTTACTGATACCTGAAGTAGCATGTTGAACCATCTTACCTAAAAGCTCTCCAACATTTCCTCCTTTAGAAGCAAACTTAATCAAGTCTTTAATATCTTGAGGTAAATCTTTTATTGTAGATTCTACTTCAGCTTCTAATGCTTTCTCCCAAGAGTCTTCAATTAAATGCTCAGCTTCTTCTTCAGTAAGTTCTTTACCATCTTCTAATTCATAATCAACTAAACCTTTTTCTTTTAAGAATTCTAAGGTCTGTTTATTGTTTACATTAGTAGCAGGCTCTTTTTTATCTGAAGGAGTCTCTTTACCTTCTTCTTTTTCTTCTTTAGAAGGAGTCTTTTCAAAAGAACTAAATTGATCATCAATCAATTCTTGTTCTGCTTTCTCTTCCTTCTCTTTTGCAGCTTCTTGCTCTAATGTGATATCATCTTTGATTGCTGCTTCTACTACATCTACTTCTAGATTAGTTTCTCCAAAAAAATCATGCTGTTGTGATGTATCTTCCCAGCCTGCAAATTGTTCAATGGTTTTCTCTGTTCCACTCATAATTGTGACAAATTTAAGTTTAATTATTTAATTAATTACATATTCAAAATGAAGTTATTATATTTAAACTATAATAGCTTTATTTTATTTTCCTGCCCCCTTTTGGGCAATTTCTTTGGCTTTAAGCCTATTCTTTTCTTTGTCATTCTCTATAGTATGACTTATCATTCTGCCCTCATTGGCTATCTGTGCTCTTTTTATTTCAGCATCAACACCATGTTTAGCAACTTCAAGAACATCTGGAATACCATCATTGTCTTGATCTTTGTTAGTATCAAATCCCATAGACAACATAGCTTGTTTTTGTATTTCAGTTTTTCTTCTTTCTTCTTCTTTTAGAACAATCATATCAGCTTCATGAGACCATTGTTCTTTCTCATGTTGTTGTTGTTTAGCTTCCAATTCTGCTTTAGCTTTCTCTTGAGCTTTTGCATTAGCTTGTTCTCTGTTACTTCTAAGTTCTTCAGATACAAGTAAAGCCTCTTCAGCTTCTTGAATAGAATCTTGTTTGATAACTTTAAGAACATCTGACAATTCAATTTTTTGATTCTGCATAGCAGCATGTGCCAATTGTTGAATAGTTTGTTTAATTTCTTCTGACATAGAAGAGTCTTCCATAAACAAACCTAAAGTACTTTCATCAAGTAAGTTAATATCCATCTGTAACATTTCTACAGACATATCATCTAAGATGTAAGTAATATTCTTCTTATCAGAAGAAGCATAAGCTACCTTAGCTAAATCAATTAAACCTTGTAATACATTTCTCTTAATACAGTTATGTAAATCAAAGTAAGGTTCTAGCATGTGAGAAGTCTGAACTAAATTTTGTTGGTTGTTACCAACTCTTTCAGATACAGAAGTTTGCCCTAATACAGGGTCAGTAATACCTACAGACTTACCACATTTTTGTTCTAAGTAGTCAGCAAGTTGAATATATTTTTGAATATCAGAAGCTAATGAAAGGTCTAAAGTTTTAGCAATAGTGTTTACATCAGATTGATTCATTCCTTCTTCATCAGGGTTGTACCACATAAATGGAGTAGATTCAAAGAAGTACTGCCATTTCTTAAGGTCAATTCCAGAGTCAGTTGGAATAGCATTAATATTCATTAAGATTTTTTTACCTTTATCTGAAGCTAAAAGAAGTTCTAATCTATACATTACTATGTTATAGTAGTACTGATAAACTTTCATTCTGTCCATTACAGAAGTAGGTTGAGAGTTTACATTATCATAAATAGCTCCATAATAAGGTAAGTTACATTTATAGATATTGTCCATATCTTTAAACTGTCCTGGAATAGGTCTCATTTCTTTATAGATATGAGAACCAATTTTATATCCTTCATATACTTCAGGAATCCACTCCCACTTGATTTTTACATCTCCATTGTCTTTGTTTAATTTGTAGGTTTCATCTACCATAAACTTAGTTTGAAGAACACCATCTTGGTCAATATAATCTAACCAACCTATTTTTCTTAACCCTTTGAATACACAGTGTAATACTCTTACAGCATTCTTATCCTCATAAGTAAGGTATTCATCAAAGTTAAATAAGTTGTCATGCACCCTTTGAGTAACATGGTGATTATAATTTCTCCAAAGAGTATCTATCTCTTTGTCATCAAGTTCAAAAGTCTGTACAATTTGAGAAGGATGCATTCTGTATTCAGCTGCAGCCCATTCTCCTTGTTCAATATAATCTAAATCTGAAGCTTTATCACAAGAAAATCTAACAGGGTTCACAACTTTTAAAGCTGGTTCTCCATTAATTATCCCTAGCCAATAAACTTCATAAGCTGAAATCAAACCATGTTTCCAACCATTATTGAATTTCTTTTTAGCATCTAACTTCTTAATCAAGTAGTTAAGAATTTGTTGTCCTTGAACTTCAGCAGGGTCTCTATGATCTCTTCTCATATAAGCTCTGACTTTGTCTGGAGTAGCTGCTTCAATTTCTGCAGCCATCTTTTCTTGAAGTTCTTGAGTTTCTTGTGGAGTTAATTCTCTCCCTTTTATTTGAGCTTGATACTCAGCTTCTTTTTGTTGTTGTATAGGAGCCATAATAGAGTTAACTACAAAGTCTGTAATTCTCTTGGTCTCTTCTTCTACTTTCCTATTTGAAGCTTCTTTGTTAGTTGCAATTACCCTGTACCCAAAAGGTCTTTTCATTTCCATCCCAATAAGAGCTTTTATTCTATAAGAACAAATATCTCTATTTGCCATTTGAGCTGGCATCTCTCCTTGGTCAGCACCATAAGGTGTAGCCACATAAGCAAAGTCTGAAAGGTCTATGATGTTATTAAACAAGTCATAGTTAACTCTCATTCTTTTATACTCATTCACCCCTCCATATCCTATAGATAAGAAGTTGGCTTTGGTATCATACATGTCAATCTTTTCTCTGTACCAAAGGAAGTTCTGAGACTCCTTTTCTCTTCTACTGAGTCTTTCAGTAGAATATGACTTGGGTTGTGTAACTGGTTGATTCATTTGCTTAAAGGATAAGTATCTACAAAAGTAATAATTATTTTAATGATTGTAATGCATTTCTACCATTATTTTTCATATAGGCAGTATCCATCATTTCTAAAAGTTGTTTTGCTTTAGCATTTCCTTTAGATTTTGGCTGGTATTCTTTACCATGTAAATCTTCTTGGTCTTGAAACATCACTTGCATAAGAGCCATGACCCTATCAAAGTTTCCTTTTCTGTTATAACCAATTAATTCTTCCAACAATCCAATAGAATAGATTTGATCTAAAGCTCTAATAGGCATACCATCATCATCAAAATCTAGTGTCTCTAGTAACCAAGATTTGATATACTTTTCACCTGCATCTTTAAGCTGGTCTATCATGTGGCAACCATATACCCTATTTACTTTAGAATTCTTCACATTTTTCTTTATAACCTCATCAGGTTGGTAAGCTAAATAGTGTAATTGTTTTCTTCTTCTAAAGTAATCTTTAACATGGGTAACCTCATTCTCATGCATAATAGTGGTATTGTACAGTTCAGCAAATAACCTACAAATGTAGTTTACATCATCTGCTTCTCCAGGTCTTCCCACATATTCAGCAACAATTATTCTTTTAGTTCTGTCCCCTATAATCACACTCTTGTACACATAGACAGCTGCAAGAGAGGAACCTTTATCTTGTCTATAAGGGTCATATCCTATTTTGAAAGCTCCTCTCATAGGAACTTCAGGAGGATATTCATAAATAACAGGACAACCTTCCAGAGAAGTGTTATCTGGTTTTTGTCTGTAAATTACATTAGCAGTACCATCTAATATAGGTTCTGCTTTAACTTTTTTAGATTCATAATCATAATACATCTTAACAGGAGTTCCCATTATCATGTGTAGATTTTTTGCTTTAACTATTTCAAGTTGTCTCTTTAATTCTAAGATTGGAAAGTTATTTGTAGAGACCATACCAAAGGCTTCAAATGGGCCCAAAGGTTTTTCCTGCATCCTTTTCTGAATATCAGCAGATGTTGCCCCATTATCAAGCAATACCTTTCTCTGAGCAAGTTCTAAAGTTTTAGCTCCTTCTACATCAGAGTTTCCTTGGTCATCATAGTAACCTTCCATATTCCAATTGATAGGGTGGAAGAATCCACACTTCATATCAGCAGAATCTTCATCCCATATATTTTGGAAAGGCATCATTCCAAATCTCAAAGGATTAGAATGCATCTCAGAGTAATCTGCAGTACCACCTTCCATATCTCCAGATGTACCAAAGATAGTAATCATACCTGTTTTAATAGACCCTGCCATTACACAGTCTTGAGTTGCTACATAAGAATCTTTAAGCAAACCTGGGGTACCAAAAGCTCCTGATTCCTCAAAGATTACGTCTCTAGCATCTTTACCCCTTGCGGCATCTGCATTATCTTTAAAAGTCAATGCCATGATTTCTGATAAGAAACCTGTCTCAATTTTTACACCATTTCTGTATTCAATAGTAGAAGCCTTAACGTGGTCCATTTTATCAACAACATCTTTAGGGTAAACCCAAGCAGTGTTAGCATTAATAAAGTTGAGGTAGTTAGATGCCATGGTATAGATACCTTTAGGATAAAGGAATTTCTTTTCATAGGCAGCAAATATAGTTAGAGCTTTAGGATAACATAGATAATTCTTAACAGCAATAGCTGCATTCTTATAGGAGTATCCTTTACGTCTAGATTTTCCTACAATAAGATTATAACCTCCTTTTAGGTAATCAGCTTCTATTTTAACTTCTAAATGAAGTCCCTTAAATAAATCTTCTAAAGCTTTTTTCTGAGCTTCTGCTTCAGGTAAAGATTTGGCAGAGACTCTGCAAGTTTCTTCAAATTTTGTTTGCACTCCTAAACCATCTACTATACCATTAAAGGCAATTTCTCTAGCCCAAAAATAGTTGTAGTCACCATCCCAAAAGTCAGGGAAGTCAGTAATTTTAGCAGATTTTTTAGCATTCATGTCCTCTACTTTAAGGATAGGACAGAAGTTTAAATAAAAATAATGGTCACCTGTAACCTTTACTCCACCTACAGAGTAACCATTTATGATTCTATTTCTTTGCTCTTGCCAATAGGAGAACCAATCAGGAGATCCCCAAGGGTCCAGACAGTATGCATTATACTTCTGAAACTTCCTTGCTTCTTCTCTGAACACTTCTGTGTTTATCCAAATCCCATCAGGATTTCTAATTGCTCCTAGTTGACTCATGAATTATTGAGTAATGAATTGTAATTTATACAATGTGTTGGCAATAAGTTCTTGCACAGTATCTACTTGATTCTGTAAAAAAGATTCTTTAATGTCTGTTCTACTAGTCTCAATTTGATTGTATAAATCTTTAAAATAAGCTACAGGGTCAGCAATAATTGCAGAAGCAGGTACTGAATCTACAGTAAATCCAGGAACAATTCCCATAGAAGATTCTATGTAACCATCCACTAAATCTAATACTCCATCATAAAACATTGACATAGCATTATGTCTAGCCAAAGTTTTATCAGCTTGTTTTAAGTGAGTTAAATGTGCATCTGTTCTAGCTTTAAGTAACAAAGCTGCTATAACAACTCTACCTGTACCTTTAACATTAGCATTTTTGCTCCCTAATATTTTATCTAAATCTGCCATAATATTTGTTTTAATTAGTGTGTAAATATACTGAATTATTTTAAACTGTTTGGGTCTGCAAAAGGACTTACTATTTTCTGTCCTTTCTTTTTAACTTCTTCAAATATCTCATTATCAACTTTTTCTCTAAGAGTGTTGAGGTTTTCAAGTACTCTAGAAGTATCATTTAAAGCTGAGGTAATATCTTTAGGTTTAAAAATTGGTGCCCCTGTTCTCAGGTTTACATCATTCATGCTAAATCCAATAAAGAATTGTTGCATCTTTTCAGCTGCAGATTTAGCAGCCATGTAGTAATTGTAAGTTACTGAAGCCTCTGCTTGAAACTCTTTTAACTTGTCAATTCCTTGCAACAACAGTCTATCATTTTGGTCCCATTCAGCTCTTGTAATGATGTCCTTAATAATTTTTTCTGCTCTCTGATCTTCAGGATATCCAGAGTATGGGTTACTTTTTTGAATAGACCCCATAAACTCAATATAAGAAAAGTCTTCTATAGCATACCTTTTATCTGCAGATTCATCTCTATTCCATATCTCTTTGAAAACTGGAATAAGAAGAGTCTCTGTTGTAGGAGAGACTACTTTGCTCTCTACTGTAAATAATAAACTCATGTTATTGGTATTTGTGAATATCTGTTTCTTTGATTCTTTTTGAAATGATTAATCCATGAGTATGATACTCAGGTAATCCAATTACATTAACTCCCACTTGAAAATCAATAAAAACAGTGGTAATGTATAATCTAAACCATTTTGCCATTTTCTTTCTCTTTAAATTTTAAGTAAACTCTGGTAATCTGCTGCACTAACCAGCCTAAAAGATAGGCATGTGGTTCATCATTATTCACATCTACTGTGGCCCCCATACTTTTAAAAAGCTGATTACATAAGTGATATGCTTCATGAGCAATAGTATCTGCTAATTCACATTCAATTTCTATCCCTTTAAAAATTGATCTGTGCTTACCTAAGTTAATAACAATCATGTGATGTTGACCTCTCATTTGAGACATACCTAACACATTGTCATCTTCATCTAGGTTTTGCTTGTATTTCTTATTGATTGCAGGATAATCTTCACTAAAGTTACCTGTAATAATAATATGTAGTAGTCTTCCATAAGGATTGACATCTACAGCTTTAGTTAGCATCATGCTTTGAATATTGCAATTGATCTGTTTAACCAACCTTTTAAAAATTTACCTAAAGCTTTATTTGCTTTTACTAAATTATTATAAGCTGTGTTTCTTGCATTGTAAAGACACTCTTCTGTTACATATTGCATTTTCTCCCTAGTTGCAGGCCCAATAATTCCATCATCTGGTACCTTAGCACATCTCTGCATTAACTTGATTGCTCTAGCATTACCCATGTTATAGGCTGTATCAAAATACATTAACCTAGCCTCAAGAGGAAGGATAAAAGCATTGATTGCTCTATAGTATTTAGTGTAAGCTATAGCTGCAGCTTCTTCATAAGTAGTGTCTTTAAAATCATCAAAGTTCTTAAATAGCTCTTTATTATGATTGTAGGCAATACCCCAAAGAGTCCAACCTCCTGAGTCTCCAGCCACATTGTGTAGGCTACCTCCAGCTTTAGGATTTTTAACACCTTCCCAAACTAAGGTTCTATTAAAGATGTGTTCTTTAAAATACTCAAATTCTTTTTCTACTGTGGGATTAGCTTTTGCTAACCTTAAGTAATCTGTTATGGTAAGTTTATTTGTCATTATCTAATTCTTGTTGCTTTAATTATTAGTATATCAACTGTATCATCTTCATAAGTGATATCAATTCGTTTTGTAGTTGCTTGAGCCCCTTGTACTTGAGCAGGAATTTCTCCATTGCTGTAAGTAATCTTCAACTCTCTTGTAACAGGGTTGTAGTCAGTAGCAGTACAACCACAATAAGGAGTAATTGCTTTAATTGTAGGTACACTTTCTAATGCAGTAAAGATCATTTTTTTAGGTGAACCTGCTTTTATTATTCCTAAATTTATCTCAGGGTTTTTCCAGTGACTCATTATCTTTTTGTTTTGTGGGTTATTCTTAGTTCAAACTCTCTAGGTTTAGAAGAGTTCCAATATCTAAAATCAATATTGTACTCTCTTTTATATATGTGCCAATCAGTTGCATCTAGCATCATAGGATAGCAAAGACCTTCACAAGTCTTGTTTGCCATCTGTAATGCAGGAGTAGAACAACCACACTCAACACATTCTCCATTTGAATAGCACTCTTTATTCATCACAAAGAGTCTGTAATTGATTTGTTCAAAGATGTGCAAAGGTAATAACCAATTGAATCTTTTGCTATAAAATAGTTTCTCTCTTACATTCCCTTGAATATAAGCTACAATGTTACTAAAGGTTACTTTTGCTTTCATCTTCTTTTCTTTTAAGTGCTGATTCTAATTGCTCTTTCTTTTTGAAATAATTCGCAGGTGTAATTCTCTGTTCTTTAAACATCTTACTGTACACCTTCAAATAGTAAATCATTCTTTTAGGGTAGACAACAAAAGTACCAAAAAACTTTAACCTAATGGTTAAGAATTCTCCTGATTCGATACCTTTTCTAACCTCTACAAATGGGGCACTACAAATTTGATTACATTGTTCTTTTGTAAGACCTGGGTATTTGTCTTTGATAGACTCGTAATACTCTTCAATTAAATCAGGATGTAGCAGCTTCATTACTCTTTTACTATTTTAAATTGATAGAACTGTTGCTTTTCTTCAGGAAGCAATATTGACGCAATCTGTATAAGACCACCCAACTCTTCTCTAATTGCACCTTTACTCTTAAGAGCAGAAAGGTGATTACTTAGGCCTCCATCTGAGATTGATAGCATTTTCTTTACTTCCTTTCTAAACGTAGTGCCAAATCTATCTTTTTCTGCAAGGTCACCCTTAAATGACATGAATGTACCAAGAACTTCTCTTTCTTTTGGAGTCAATTCAATAGGTAAAAAAGGGTTAATAATGCTTAGATGATAAATGTAGTACTGGGCATCTTTTAGCCCAACAATACCTTTTTGTATTATCTTCATATTTTAAAGTTTTATGGACAACACTCTGTGTAGTCAAAGTTTAAGATTGCATCTCCACCTGATGGTGGACTATAAGCTAAGTCAGCTATAACACAAGGAGCACTTAAGTTAGTCCCTGCTAATAAATAATTTCTAATTCCAACGGTACCTTGATTTCCTGACCCATTATCTTGAGTATTTCTCATCTCTATAGTATTGCTTGTTTGCAATAAATTAGGATTAAAGAAGTACACTTGCATTCCTGATATAGGACAGGCAAAATCAGACGAAGTTATAGTTAATGCAGGGTTAGTACTAGCAATAAATACAGAACCTACCTGTGCATTAGCACTTAAATCTACAGCTCCAATGAATGTACCATTCAAAAAGATATCAAAGTTGTCATCTGTAACACTGTTTTCATTACAAATTTGGAATACAACTACTCTATCTGGGCATGTAGGTACTGGAGTCTCACAACTTTCTACACCTACTTGGAACTCTTCAATGATAAATTCTACTTCAGACCCAATAGGTATTCTGTTTCCTTCTTCATCTAACAGTCTCACCCTATGATCACCTTCTCCAGGATACATACTTTCGGCTTCCTTAGTCCACTGCTCTAAAAGATCAGCCATTTCTTGCTCAGGTACACATAAAGGGTCTGTCCCTGCTGCTACCCAATTAACAACCTGAGTACCATACTTCTTAGATATGTGTAATTTTCTCAAGTAGTCTCCTGTCAGTACCATATAAGTAGGGATAGAAGGACCATCTATCTCAGGTCTAAAACTAACTGCAGTATTTATCTCAGCCATAACTTATTATTTAATGTTCTTTAGTCTAATTGCTTCATTAACCTGATCATTGTCTATCACATCCTGCTTAGTCAATACTCCTAACATAAGATATCTATGAACCATAGCATGAATTCCATGAATGGTCTTAGCTTCAGTCTCTCCTGAGTACTCCATAGGTATCAAATGATACTGGCCATCATACCTTTTTCTTACTAAAGTGCTAAAGAATACTTTACCCTCTTTTTCTTCTCTTCTGACAGTAGGATATAAAGGGTATATCTTCTTTAATCCTTCTGGGGTTTCAAGCTCTAGCTCTTTCTTTCTCTTTTTAATAGCACCTATAGGAAAGGAATTGTTTGACATATTGTTCAGATTAATATTTAGCAAAGTTAATAATTAAATTTAATAATCAGCTTATAACCTGATAATTTTTTTTAAAAATCAGGGGTTACCCTTAAATTGTAAACAAAAAAATTTTTAAAATTTATGGATGTGTGATCTTCCCTCAGTCAAGACCCCCACCAATAATTAGGATTACAAGGCCCCCCTGGGTGAAATCTAAAGCAGTAATTTTCCCAGCCTATATTATTATAGAAAAGGGAAGCAAGTCTACAGGTCTAGGTCTGTTCTGACTTGGAGGCTACTGAAAGTTTCTTTGTCTTGTTGTTCTTGTCTGTGTCCTGCTGGGCTCAGGCTTGGGTGTCTACTACCTTGTGTTAGTATATATAATGTAATGTTATATGTATCAAAACAATAGGCTTGTGACTTGGTGCTTACGCACCAAAACCCTCACTGATTACGAGTATTAATTCTATCTAACAGTCTAATTACAAGGACATTAAATACGTGTTACTAAACATCATGGCAACAATTGCTGAAATCAAAGGACAATTAGGTTACTCAGTATTAAACTTAAATACTGCTCTTGACAAAGACAATCAACCTACAGAGTGGATGAGACATTGGGATAATACCAATAGAGTAGCTGTATCTTTACACAAAGACACATTGGCTAAAATCCAAGCTAATCCTTCAATGCCTAATCTTGCTACACAGTTAGAGACAAAGACTGGAGCTCAAGGAGACTACACAGCTGTGAGAATAGTTGCTGTATCTGAGGCTGAAGTTAGCTTGTAGTAATCATAACACCAATAGAGAAATCTGTTGGTGTTATTTTTTATCTGTCAACCTAATCCCAAAACCCTCACATATTACTAGTATTAACCAATTAAATCTAACAACATGCAAGACATGATAAATGATGGCTACTCTGATATCTTGATAGATATTATAGCTACAGCAGAAGAAGAGCTTTACTAGCTCTTCTACTTTTTTTAGCCCTTTGAGTGAAGTAGAGCATCTTGACCTCTGTTTATTTTTCAAAACCCTAGGTGAAGTAGAGAAAGAAATGGTAGAGAAAAGGTCATATCTCTTTTGGTATAAATCCCCAGCTCAAAACCCTCACTAAGTTGGAGTATTAATCCTTTAAAATAGATAGGACATGGCAAATTTAGCTGAAATTAAAAGAGAATTAGGTGTTGAAGTTATTAACTTGAATACAGTGGTTACAGAAAGTGGTGATAAAACACCTTGGTTAAAGCATTGGGATAATACCCACAGAGTGGCAATACTTGTTCACAAAGATACATTAGCTTTAATTACAGCTGATAAATCAATTAGCACATTAGGTTTGAATACTCAAACTAAACTTGGTGCACAAGGTGAGTATGTTGCAAAGACCATTGTAATCTACAATCCAGCAGAACAAACTTTATAGTTAACTGCTTGATAATGTGCAAATAAAGATGTGTGAGAAACCTCATTCCACCTTTATTTGCACTTTTTTATTACCCTAACAATTAGCCTTATATATTATAATGGCTTTATTTTAAAATAACCCTTTAATCCAACATATCATGAAATCAAATTATTACCCTTTATTAGCTATCCTAATTGTCTTCTTAATAGGCCTAAACATTTACATGTATTTAGACACTAAAGAACAATTAGAAATATCTGAAGAACATCCTCCAGTATTTATCTGGAATGATGACCTTGAGTCTATGCCAGTAGATGGCACACCAGTTATGTTACAATACACTGAAGGAGATACCATTTATCTAGGTGCAATAGAAGAGCCTAATAAATAGCTTTATTTTATAATACAACTAATGGAGATGAAGAATGCACCTAAGTTAACAAGGTACTCAAAAGCAAGCTGTCACATATACAGGTAGCCATTAGTTTATTTAACCCAATTATTAATCCCAATCATTTAATCCAACACAATGAAAAAATCAAGTACACAATCAGAAGAATCAAGACAAACTATGTGGGAAATATGGTTTGTTGCTTCAGTAATTATTTTCTTAGCTTACTTCTTTGTAGGCACATTAGAAGGAAGTAGAGACTTTTTACCTAATTGGTTACCATTCATGTTAATAGCATGTGTTAACCTAATCATTTGCATTTACAAAGGATGTATAACCCCTAAACAATAAAACAATGAAAGAGCAATTAAAATCTTTTGCTATATACTCTGTATATACAATCTACATTGTACTATTAGTATCAATGCTAACAATCTGTAAGTAATAACAAAGAATCCTCTAGCCATAAGACTAGAGGATTACTTTTTATACTACAAAGAAAGAAAGTACCAAAGAAAGAAACTCATTACTATATCCAAGTCCACCTGAAGGTGGTCCTGAATTTACTCTTGTCCATGCTATGGACTGAGAAACTCAGAGAGGCAAAGTTATAAGAAATAAATTTAACAATCAAGTTATTTTAACTCTTAAGTAATAAAGTTATTAACAATTTAATCCACAATCTAACCTAATAATTATGAACACATTAAAGAAAATAAATTATAAGGGTATAGAGTTTGAGCTTTATACTCATGAAATGCATGATGAATTCTACTTTGCCACATCTTGTAATGGTATATCTTCTAAAGGAAATCCTTCACATATCAATAGAGGTTGGAATACATCTAAAGAAGCAATTAAAGACATGGAAGAAGGCATTGATGCTTTCTTATCTCACACTCCTAAAACATATAAAGAATTAGCTGATGCTATTACAAGTTCTTTAGTGTGGACAGGCTATGAAGATTGTCATGCTGATGAAATAATCATCAAAACCTTAGTAGAGAACTTTTTAAAAGTAAAGAAATAATGAAGAAATCCTCAATACTAGCTTTCATAGGTATGAGTGCAATGGCATCAGCTATGGAAAACCTCAGTTATAACCCTAATCAAGGAAAAGTAAAACCTAATCTTAGTAGAAGTTTTGGACCTAAAATTCCAAGTAACCATAAATACTTCTCTTTTAGGGCAGATGGTACATTTACCACTGATAGAACTCAAGAGCCTATGCTTAAATCAGAGTGTGTATTTTCTTGCTTTGCTTTAAATAGCAAAAATGCAATAAGAAAGTTTAACCAATTTAATTCAAAATAATATCATGAATATAGATGGTCTATGTAAATGGTTGAAAGAAACCAAAGGTATTACTAAGATAAACCTTGAAGAATTAGTCACTTATGTACCTGAATATGAAAAGTATTTAGCAGAGAAGACTAGTCCTCTTAATTTATACAATGAAGAGGAAGGCAACAAAAGAATGGACATAGTAGGTCAGAATGGAAATGATGGCGAACATTATCAAGAAAGCTAATCATGAGTACATTTTTTATATCTGATTTACATTTAGGACATGAAAACATGGCCATAAGAAGAGGATTTACCTGTGCAGATGATATGAATACTCATATCATTAAATGTTGGAACTCAGTTATTAGTAAGCATGACCTAGTATTTATACTTGGTGATGTCACTATGGAAAAAGTGAGAGACTATCCTATATTAAGTCAGTTAAAAGGTAATAAAACAGTGGTTCTTGGTAACCATGATGAACCTCAACATGTTAAAGAGCTTCTTAAATATGTAAACAAAGTGGCAGGAATGATTGACTACAAGAAGACAGTCATTCTTACACATTGTCCAATACATCCATCACAACTTGACTTTAGATATTCATTCAATATTCATGGGCATGTTCATGAAAATAGTCTGGATGACCCTAGATACATCAACGTATGTGCTGAAGTAATAAATTACACACCAACAGAATTTAGTAAACTAATATAAATTTAAAAACAAGTAATCATGAAGATTAATCACAAAGCAAAGTCCTTACATGAGGCATTAAGAGTAGATGTTAGAGACTTAAATGCAAAGATGAAAGCTTTACATCTTAGTCTAGCTATCCACAAAGTTAAATCTAGTAATGTAGCTAGATTGTTGAAAGACCAGTTTACAAAAGAAGAAATTCTTTATTTAGCTACTTCAAAAGCATTAGATCTTATAGAAGAAAGAAGAGTTTCAGGTCCTAAAAGTGGATTAGAAAGTCTTTTAGATTTTCTAGAGACTGTAGCTAAAGCTGAAGCTACCAAACCAGGTGATGCAAGTAAAGATAAGGGGAATTAATTCCTCTTTTCTTTTTTGTTTTTTAACCTCCTCTCAAAACCCTCACTAATTTGTAGCATAAATACAGCCATTCTTTAAGAATGTAATGCTCATAAATTAACATTACGGAGTTTAATTTACATCCAATACTAAAAGTATTAGAGGGCTAGAGATAGCCCTTAATACATTTGTCCAATCAAAATAAATAATATTATGAAGAAGTTTTTAAATCAATTGAGAACACAGTTATCTTTATTACTAAATCCTGTACCTGAAGTACAAAGTGAGTATGTAGATAAGGTAGTGTATTTGTTAAGAAGAGATTTTAGCTCTAAAGAACAAAATGAAATCTTAGTGGCTGTTGTCACAAAACTGGCTAAACTTAGAGATGAGGATTTAGCACAGATGGAAAAAGATTATGCTAATTTGCAAGAGAGTAACAATATTCTTAAGCATAGAATAGCCTTAAATTAAATTTAGGTTGGATTAAATTTAACGATGAGATTGAAAAGGGAGTAAAGCTTCTATGGAAGTATCCCTTTCACTCTTATTTATCCAACAAAACTCTTAAAGTCTTAATCAGGATAGGAGAAGCTTCAGGAATCCTCCAAAATGACAACGGAATTGAATCATATTATTCCTGGTCTCTGAATTAAGGTTACCTATTCCTTTAAGTAGAGTATAAACAAGGTTAAGACTTTATAATATGGGCCCGACTTGGCTTTGATTAGGTATGTTATGTGTTAGAAATCAGCCAGAGAGATAACTGTAAACTAAGGTGAATCAAGTAATTGGAAACACAAACAACAGTGTAGTATCTTTAGAAGACAACGCACAAATAGCAGCTAATATGAATGTAGTAGATAGCATCATCAATGGTGTTATTAACTTATTCTCTTCAAGAGAAGAGTTGGCGATGGTTGCCTAACCAAAAATAGGTAGATTAATACTCAGTTTGCCAGGATAGAAAACTGGATGGTGGAGGTCTTCTTAACAGTTGACCCTATTCTTGCATTGCCAAAGCAGAATTAAAAGACACATTGGTAAAACAAGCTGTATAAATTTCTAATATTGAAGTATTTAAGACCTGGGTTCAACTCCCAGCGGGTCCACAAAGGGAAGTTCATTTTGGAATTATGAGGGAGGTTCTCATAATCTTAGGCTAAGATCCTTGAAAAATAGGTACACAGGTTCAAATCCTGTACTTTCCACTACAAACATTGTCAACACGAGGTCCTTCATCCCATTGTATTCAAACAATATGTGCTTTTTAAGCTCTGAATATTGTAGTAATCTGGTCACAGACAAGCTGTAGTACAGAGGTTTGGGTCAGAGTAATAGAAAGTGTTTGGCCTTGCCATGATCTTTAATAAAATCTCTCTGACTTTTTAATTAACCAAAGGTATAATATAGATAAAAATCAAATCATTAATCTAAGAGTGGAATGGGTTATTACCTTTACTATGAAGCAATTAGAAAACAAAATCAAATTATTATGAACACAATTGCAAGCACACAAGAACAAGGAAAAAGAACTGAAATGTCTAAAGGAGCTTTAGAAATTTCAAGAGTACACGCAACAGCTTATCAAAAAGAGGGAACTCTTACAGCTGAAATTAAACAGACTGTGACTACAAAGTCATTTTACCCATCAAAGTCTGTAAGTAACAATTTTCAAGATAACCCGTTCAGTACATCTGAATTTGGTTTCTCTGAAAAAGAATATGCATCAGAATCTAAAAGAGTGGTATGGGTTGATGTGCCAGTAGGATCTACAGTTGAATCTGTATCTGCTAAATTGGCTGCATTACCTGAAGCTACTGTTTACAGAATCTATGCAAACAAACCAATCATCTCTGATAATCAAAACTATGCAATCAATGCAGGTTTGACTACAATGGATGCAATTGCTGATAAGCAAGCAATCCGTTATGGAGAAGGTGACCCACAAGCAGGTCAGTTAATCTTGAAAAATGGTAAACCACAGTACAAAGCAGATTTCTTTAAATCTACTGCTACTGCTGACCAAGATTTAAGAACTGAAGATCCTGCAGACTTCTATGCTTCTGCTTCTATGAGAGCAGAATTAGCTGGAGTTATGAATTCAGTATCTGTAGGACAAGAAGTTCTATAGTATTATTAACCAAAAGATAGAGTGAGGGATTTTCCTTCACTTTATCTTTTTTTTACCATTAGTAGATAAATGAGTAGTTTAACAACCCATCAAAGAGAAAAGTTCAATGATGTCATAGGACTAATTGAAGCAAGAGAAGATAGAATTCTCTTAAAAGGTTCTGCTGGAGTAGGTAAAACATGGCTAGTACACACAATAGTCAAGCACCTTACTACAAGAACAAAAGCTAAAAGAATTATGTGTTCAGCTCCTACACATAAAGCACTATCTGTAATCAGAACCAAAGTACAAGTTGATGAAGTTAAATTCACTACAATACACAGTGCTTTGCATTATAGGAGTATCACTGACAAGAAAACAGGAGAGAGAATATTTAGGTCAAGTCCTAATGCTAATTGGCCACCATTAAAAAACATAGATTACTGGGTAATTGATGAAGCTTCAATGGTAGATTCTGAAATGGTTAAGACCATAGAAGAATGTGCTACAGCTCAAAATACTGTAGTAATATTTGTAGGAGATGAGAAGCAAATTAATCCTGTAGGAGAAGATGATAGCCCAATATTTCATCAAGATTATGCTGAAGTAGAGCTTACTGAAATTATTAGGCAAGGCAATGGCAATCCTATCATTACTCTTAGTAGAGATCTACCTAAAATTTGGGATAAGAAATCTAATCTGTTATCAGATGATGAAGGAAATGATATTGGTTATCTGCATACTCAAAACTTAGCAAAAGTTATTGAGGAATTGGCTAAAGTTAATGGAACTGATGAATTCAAGTATCTTGCTTGGAGTAACAGAGAAGTTGACAAAGTTAATGCTTTAGTAAGGCATAGAATATATGGTGATTATCCTGCTAAAATAGAGTTAGGAGAGACTATTGTGTTTGATGCACCTTACAAGAAATACCATACTAATGAGACTGTCAAAGTTGAGGATTTGCATAAGCATAACCTCACTCTTGAAGTTGTATTAAGTAACACTGTTAAGCAAAAAGTATCTGAAGAAGCAAACTTTGTAGTATATTCTATTAACAAAGATATTTTAGTGCTAGATGACTCTTCTCTTGCTTTATTTAAAAGGTATGCTGCAATAATGAACAAGAATTGTAAGCAAAACTTATTAACATTTGAGGAAAGAAATAGTTTTTTAGCTACTTTTGCAAGTTTCAAGTATAATCATGCACTTACTATACACAAAAGTCAAGGTAGTACCTACAAAACCACAGTCTTAAACATCAGAGATGTGAGTTACAATCAAAATGAGAAAGAAAAGCAAAGGTTATTCTATACTGGAGTAACTAGAGCAAGTGATTTATTAATTTTATACAATGTTTAATTATGAACAAGAAATTGTTAACCCCTTTTATAGGGTATTTTGAAAAAATGACCACTCCTGAAGCTATTGTAGTTGAAGGAAGAGCACCTAAGAAAAGAGCTGTAGTAACTATTACCACAGAAGATGGTCAAAAAGCTTTCTTTGAGATTAGAGATGTAATCATTTCAAGAATTGATAAATTAGGTATTAGACCTGGAGATCAAGTTGAAATTGGTTTTGTATTTATAGGTTCTGAAAAGAATGGAAGAACTTATAATAATCTGTTTATCAATGAGATAGACTATGTCAACTAAATTAAGTTCACAAGAGCTTAGTGATGTAGTAATAGAAAGTCTTTCTTTGTCTGTAGCATTACTTGACAGATTTGAAACAATGAAAGCCAATGGATTGTTAGTACAAAAAGCTAGACAATCTTTAAACACTGTATTACCTCACTTAGAAGAGTATGTGTCTAAACTAATCACTCCAAAAGAAGCTGATGAAGAAGACCACATGAAAAAAGGAGCCACAGTAGTTTCTGAATTGTGTTTGAGAATTGAGAATGCACTTCAAGGAACTAATGTATTAGATATTTCTTCAAGAAAAGAAATACTAAAAGAGATTATAAAAGACACAGTTTTATTTCCTGCTCAAAAAGATGCATTGTATGAATCTATAAGAGACTCAGGTATTTTAGATTATTAAGTTATGAGATACACTATTTTTGATATAGAAACTGATGGCTTATTAGAAACTCTTACTACTTTTCACTGTCTTGTAGCCCATACTTATGAAGGTAATCAATTAATAGGTGAGACTGTAATCACCAATACTTTTGAGCTAGCAAACTTTTTATCTAACCAAGAGGTCTTAATAGGCCACAATGTTGTTAGGTATGATTTCCCTGCTATTAGAAAGCTCACAGGATATGTGCATACAGGCACTATAATTGACACTTTAGCTCTTTCTTGGTACTTGTATCCAGAAAGAAAAGAACATGGACTAGAGTCATGGGGAGAGACTATAGGAGTAGCTAAGCCTCATATTGCTGATTGGGAAAATCTAGCAACTGAAGATTATGTACACAGATGTTCTACAGATGTGGTAATCAATTCTATTATCTTTGGAAATTTCATCAGCTATCTTAAAGATATTTATGCTGGAGAATCTATAGAAAGAATAATGTATTATCTCACTTGGAAATTAGACTGTGCTGCAGAACAAGAAGAATATCCATTAACTATTGACAGAGAATACTGTAAAGCAACATTACAAACTTTGAATGGTCTTGTAGAAGAAAGAAAACTTGCTTTGATAGCAGCAATGCCAAAGCAAATCAAGTATGCTATTAAGACTAAACCAAGTAAAATGCTTACAGTCAAAGGAGAATTAACCAAAGCTGGAATAGGTTGGTTAGAACTCTTATCTGACAATGGATTAGAGGCTGATTATGAAGGAGAGGTGTCTACAGTTAAATCTGTAGAAGAACCTAATCCTACTTCAATATCTCAGCTTAAAGATTGGCTATTCAATTTGGGTTGGAAACCAACTGTCTTCAAACATACTCCTAATAAAGCAGGAGAAATCAGAGCAATACCTCAACTACAGGACAATGACAAAAGATTATGTGCAAACATTATTCTATTGGCAGAGACTCATCCTGTTCTTGAAAACCTTAAAGGCTTATTTATGCTTCAGCATAGAGTAGGTGTACTAGAAGGATTTCTTGAATGCTCTAATGAGCAAGGTAAAATGGTATCTCAAGTGGCAGGATTTACCAACACTCTTAGATTTAAACATAAGAAACCTGTTGCCAATCTGCCTTCTGTAGATAAACCTTATGGTAAGGAAATTAGAGGTGCTATTATAGCCCCTGATACTGACCATTTATTCTGTGGTTCTGATATGTCTTCATTGGAGGATACTACTAAACAACACTACATGTATTTTTATGACCCTGAATATGTAACACAAATGAGGATACCAGGATTTGATCCCCATCTTGATATTGCTGTACTATCAGGTATGTTAACACCTGAACAGGTAGCTGACCATAAATTGTATGAGAGCACAGGAGGTAAAGAAGGGACTTCTTATAAGAAAGTTAGAACAAAAGCAAAAGTAGTAAACTTCTCAGGTGTTTACGGAGCAGGACCACCAAAAATAGCCTTAACTACAGGTATGTCATTGGAAGAAGCCACAGCTCTGCATAAAACCTATTGGGAAAGAAATAAAGCTGTGAAGCAAATTACTAATGATGCAGTCTATAAAGAAGTAGGAAAACAAATGTGGTTGTATAACCCTGTTAGTGGATTCTGGTATTCTTTGAGACAACCTAAAGACAGATTTAGTACTCTAAATCAAGGCACAGGTGTATTTTGTTTTGACACACACATTAGAAATGTAAGAAAAGAAGGTATTAAGATTAGTCTTCAATATCATGATGAAATTGGATTTACATTTCTAAAGACAGAGGAACAACAGGTAAAAGACAAACTTAACAGAGCTATAGCTGTTACTAATGAGATATTGAAACTCAATGTACCATTAGGAATAAGTATAGACATAGGAAAGAATTATGCAGAGAGCCACTAATTACACAGACATGTTTACTTTCTATTTGTCACAACCTATAGCAGTATTAAAAGGAGGACTTACAAAAGAAGAAGTCCTTGAAGAGTTAGAAAATCATTCTTTGTTTCCTTTAACTTTTATCAGTGATAAAAATCACCCTTTCTTCTTGAGAACAGAAGAAGACTTAAGAGCTCAAGGAGTTACACAGAAAGTAAAATTAATTATCATACCTATAGGGTATACTAAACAGTTTTTTGCATGAAAAAGTATTTCAGAGAGTTAGAGGTACTCTTCAAAACACCTCAGTCAGTTTTAACCTATATTGACAAAATAGAAGCTCTAAGAGAGAAAATTACAGAGCCTGAAGAAGTTAGTCATTTTGTAAATTTGATTAGGGAGAAGGTCCAAGCTGAAGCCATACAAGCAGTTATTGCTAATAATGGTGGAATGGTAGCTATGGCCACAGGTTCAGGTAAGTCTAGAGTAGCAGTAGAACTAGCTAAATATTATTTTAAACCTGAAAATGATTATCATGCAGCACTTTTAGTACCTACTGAAAAGCTTAGGGATGAGAATTGGAAGGAAGAATTTGAAAAATGGGATGCAAGAAATGTGTGGAAACACACTGAAAGACTTTGTTATGCTTCTGCATCTAAGGTTAAGGGTATGGAATTTCCTATAGCCATTTTAGATGAAGGCCATAATATTACAGAGTTGGCATCTGAATTCTTTATGAGTAATGAAATAGAGAGAGCTGTGTTACTTACTGCAACACCACCTAATGACCTTGTTAAAGTAGAGATACTTAGAAGGTTAGGCATTGAACTTGTCTATGAACTAACTTTAGATCAAGCTGTTAGGTTAGGATTTGTAGCACCATATAAGATTACTGTTATTACAGTGCCTTTGGATAATGTTACAAAGAACATACCTGGAGGAAATAAAACTAACCCTTTCATGACTACAGAATCTGCTACTTACTCCTATTGGAATAAAAGAGTACAATCCTGTATGAATGACCAAACTCCACAAGGAAGAGGTAAGTTGAAATTTGCAATATTAGGTAGAATGCAGTTCATTTATAAGATACCTTCTAAGACTCAAGTCATTAAGTATCTGTTGGATAAAGTAATCCCTAAAGAGGACAGAACTATAGTATTTTGTGGTAATATACAGCAAGCTGAAGAAGTTTGTCCTACATTTTATCACTCTAAATCAGGTAATGCATTTTATGATGCTTTTAAAAGTGAGACAATCAATAGATTATCTTGTGTAAAAGCAATCAATGAAGGTCATAATTTTCCTGGTGTAGATTCAGGTATTATAGGTCAGTTAAACTCTAAGGAGAAAGACTTGGTACAAAGAATTGGGAGATTGATTAGGTTTAGACCTGGCCATGAAGCCCATTTATACATAGTAATTTCAGAATCAACTCAAGATGAGAAGTGGTTAGAGACTGCTATTGAAAACTTAGATCAATCTAAGATAGAGTATGTAAGATTTACTAATTTTAAAGAAAGGTTTGTATGAGCTTATTAAGTTATTACCAATACTTAGGTAAAGGTAAAATTAGACCTGTAGATATAGATACAATCAGAGCATTGAAAAATCCTGGAGCTATCTGTACAATAGACAGACACATGGTAATTAATAGTTTTGACAAGACCTTTACTTTAGAAGAAGTTAAAGAGATTGTTGAATTCATTGTTAAAAAAATTGAAAAAGATGAAAATAAATCCTCAGATTAGAACAGTATTATCTCAATATGGGATACCTGTAGAAGATGGTGTAGCTTATCTTTTATCTATCTTCTTTAATTGCAGACCTTCTTATACTCCTACTCTTCTAGTTCAAAGAATGAATGTTACAAACATTCTAGGTATTGATGCTAACAGAGAAGTTATTTGGCATATTCCTTTATTTGAAGGAGAAAGCCAAACCAAATGGGATTGGGTTAAAGAATGGAATGCAGAGTTTGGTAATGTCAACAAGAAAAGAAAGGCACCAGACAAAGATTGTATTACCAGAATGAAAGCATTTTTTGCTGACAATCCTGATGTAAGAAAAGAAGATGTTATTGGAGCAACTAAAATGTATTTCAGAACTCTTAGTAGTGCTGAATATTTAACCTCATCTCACTACTTTATAAGTAAAGGTGTAGGTAGAGACAGAACTTCAGCACTTGAAGGTTGGGTAGAGAAATATAGAGAAGCTATATCTGATACCTCAACTAATGATAGTGTTGACATAACTTCAAGAATGCAATAATGAATTTTAGAGCAGCATTTGAAGCAGGCCAAAAAGGTAGTAATAAAGGCCTTCCTATGGGGGAAGGTTTGAAGACTATCTCACAGGCAATTAATGGTATCCAAAGAGGAAGAATCTACACTGTTGGAGCTGCCCCAAAGGGAGGGAAGTCAACTTTTGTAGATGTAGGTTTTTGTATAGAACCTGCTGTCTATGTATTGGACCATAATGCCAAAATTAGGGCTTCTTTAGAAGCTCTTGCTACTAGACTTGAAACAACATCTGACCCTGAAACTAGGACTACTCTTAACAATGAGTATGAGAGGTTAAATGGTGAGATGCTTGATGTTGAGTTTATCTACAACTCTTTTGAGATTGACAGAGTAAGTAAAGAATTTGATTTTGTAGCCCATTTTCTCAATGCAGATTATGGTATATATTTGATAAATTTACCCCCTGGAAAGTTGTACAAAGGAAAAAATGTTGTATCTTTATCTTCTGCCTTTTTGAAAGGCGAGTTAGAATATGATACTGCAACCCCAGACTCTCCCAAAGAAATTATCAAAGTACCTGAAGACCTTGTTTCTAAAATAAAGGTTATCTATAGGTCTAGAGTAATTCCTTTACTTGGAGAATATAATGAAAAAGGGGAAAAAGTTTCTAAAGGGTTGATTAAATTCTTGGAAATCAAGGATAACCCTACTGGAGTCAGAAACTATCTTTTAAGTTATGCTAAAGAAAATGGTGAGTTCTTGTATAGAACTACAGTCAAAGATGGACAAACATTTAACAGGATGATAGGTTATAAACCTAACAATCCTGCTAAGTATGTCATTGTAATAACTGACCACTTAAGAAAGCTACTACCTGAAAGAGGTTTCAAGATGAAAGAAACTGTAGATAAATTCTCAGAATATGCTGTAGAGTTTAGAAACACTTGCAATTTTACATTTGTTCATATTATCCACCTTAATAGAGCATTGAGTGACATTGGAAGAAGGCAGTATGATGATGACAGATTGTTTCCACAGTCTGATGATATTAAAGAGACAGGTAATTTAAGTGAGGATAGTAATTATATCTTCACAATGTTTAACCCAAATGATGATAAGTTTAATCTTACTAAGCATTTTGGTACTGCAATTAGAAGACCTGATAAATCTCTTTTATATCCAAATATGAGAACCATACATTTAGTAGAATCTAGACACAGTGTTTGTCCTCAACACTTTAGAGTAAACATGTATGGGGACATAAAGAAATTTGAACCTTTAACTATTTAAAGAAAAAGTATGGCTAAGATTTTAGTTCTTGCCCCAAGTGGGTTATTTTCTAAAAATTGTGTATCTTTGTGTTATGAAAATAGATACACAACTAAAGACACTAATAGGTATTTACTGTCTTCAAAACACGTTAACTGGTAAAAGGTACATAGGTAGTTCAACTAATATTTATCAAAGAGGCCTTAAACACAGAGCCCAGTTGAGAGGTAATAGCCATCCTAATAAGAAGTTGCAAAACTCTTATAATAAACACAATGAAAAAGATTTTATTTTTTATGTAGTCCAACTTTCTTCAAAAGAAGATTTAACTAGATTGGAACAACACTATATAGATTTGTATAATCCTTTTTATAATCTTATGTTGCAAGTAGAAAGAAGAGATTTTTCATTAGAGACAAAGCTTCAAATATCTAATTCTTTAAAGAAAAGATACAAGGAAGGATTAAGTAATAATTGTGAAAAAAAAGTAAATCTTTATACAGCTTCAGGAGAATACATAAAGACTTATGATAGTATTACAAAATGTTCAAAAGACATTAAAGCAGACTTGTCTAATGTAAAAAGAGTGTTAAGAGGAAAACAAAAAACTTGTAAAGGATTTAAAGTTACTTATTGCAATTCGTAAAATGATTAATTAAAAAATTACATTATGCCAAAAATTTTAGTCCTGGCTCCGTCAGGATTTGGAAAGTCCACAAGTATTGGACAGATACCTGAATTAGGTATTAAAGGACTTGTTCCTGAAGAAACTTATTTAATATCAGTTACTTCAAAGCCTCTACCTTTTAGAGGAAGTGGTTCAGCATACCCAATTACTACAATGCCTGACTTAAAAACAGGGAGAAGAGTTATTACTGATAATGCAAAAGATATAGAAGCTATATTCTTAAACTTAGTGAACAGTCCATTCAAGAACATTGTATGGGATGATTCAAACTATGTAATGCAAAATTGGTACATGGCTAATGCCTTGGCTAAAGGTTGGGATGCACCTAAGCAAATTGGTTACTTTATGGGTAAAATCTTTGATGCCATAGAGAAATTAGATGCTGCAGGTAAAAATGTTATCATTTTGGCTCATGGAGATAGTACTCCTGGACCTGATGGTAGAATCTACATGAAATACAAAGCTACAGGTAAGATGGTAGATGAGTATTTAACTGTAGAGGGTAAAGTAGATGTTACTCTTATTGGTATTAGTAGATATGATGCTACTGAAAAGAAAGCTGTTAAAGAATTCTTAACTAATGAGAATGAGATGTATTCATCTGCAAAATCTCCAGTGGGTATGTTTGACAAACAATTCATTCCTAATGATTTAGGATATGTAGTTGATAAAATTGCAGAATACTATGGATAATCTATTGTTATTAGGCCTTTCTTTTATTGGGGGTTGTGTTGTTGCTATTGTTGCTTTGGCATTAGTAAGAGGCAATTCTTCAGAAGAGGTAAAAGAAGTCAAAGAAGAACCTACAGCTGTGGAAATTCTACCTGTAGAAGAGCCTAAACCTATCAAGAAAAAGAGGGTTTATAAGCCAAGAAAACCCAAAGCAAATTCATAAATAATTTAAATTCATACATTATGTCACAAGAGAATGCTGTTCAAACAGCTCCAGTAGAAGTATTAAGAATCACAGTAAGTGATGTTTTAGGTTTGTTAGCCCAAGGTAAAAGCAGAAAAGAAATTGCTGAACACTATGGCAGAACTCAGTCAGATATGAACAAGATGGTTTGGGGTCATCCTAAGTTGAAAAACAGAAAAGCTAAGAAACAATACACAGGTATTGAGCTTGAGGATGATACTGAAGACATCAATGATGTTGCTGAAGTAAATGATCAGATTACTGATGCTGTTACTCAAGAAGTAGCACATGTACCTGCACCTGAAGCTGTACAAGCTTTTGCTGCAGAATCAACTTCAACTGACACTTCAGATTGGAACTAAAAAATTGTTTAATTATTAAAAAAGACTTATTATGTCACAAGTATTAGGATACGGATTTGTATCAGATTCAGATGAATCATTAAAAACTAAAGGTGGAGCTAAATTTGGTGGAAACTTTGGTGTTGCTACATTAGCAAAATTTGCTTACTCTCCAAATGTTGCCAAAGAAGGTCAACCTGCTAGAGAAGCTATTGAGATTGAAGTAAAAGTTGGAGAGAGATCTTACAAAGAGTGGTTAAACCCTGTAGATAGAGTTGTTGATAAAAACAACACTGAAATTACAGACAAGACTTCTGCTGAGTATATTGCTGGATTCAACACTTTGATGGTTCAACAAAATGCTACAGTAACTCACTACTTGAAAGCAGTAGGTGTAACTGAAGATTCTTTGAGAGCTGCATTTGCAACTCCTGTAATGAGCTTTGCTGATTATGCTGCAAGAGTTTGTTCTTTATTACCTATTGGGTATGACAAAAGACCTCTTGATTTATTCTTAGAATACCAATGGAATTTTGGTAAAAAACAAGATGGTGGTCTTAATGATAAGACTTATCCAACTTTACCTAAGAATATGAAAGGTGGTTACTTTATTGTACCTGCACAACCTGGAGTATGGGTTGAGGAAAGAGCTGAAGACAACTCTCTTTGTTACAAAAACTCTAATGGACAGAAACATCCTTTTGAAAGAGATGCTAACTTCATGACAGGTAACAAAGGTACTCAACAAGTTCTTGGTGGAGCTCCATCAACAGGAGGAGCTATGGCTGCTGCACCTGCTGGTGCTATAGCTGGTAAACCTGGTGGAAACTGGTAATAATTAATTAAAATTTAACCTCTTTTATATGAGCACATATCACTATAATTCAGATAACTTAAATAGAAGAGGTTTTATTTGCAAGGAAAGCATTCTTAGTTTAGTCACTCAAGAAGAAATATTTGCGTTAGTGTTCAATTATATTCCGCAAGAGTTTGACTATGTAGTATCTCCTTTAAGATATGATAGAACTGCAGGATGTTGGTTTAGTTACCATACTAATGGAGTTCTTTATTTTATTGATTTTGCTCATAGCAGAACCCATAGTGATTGTTTCAATATGGTACAAGACTTTTTCAAATTCCCAAATTTCTACTTGACTCTAGAATATATCCACAAAACTCTTATACAAGGGAAGACTGGTCTAGAGCCTATTAAAAATCAGGAAGAGACTAAAAAGATAGTCAAAGAAAAGGTTAAATTACTAATTGAAGCAAGACTGTTTAATGCTGCAGATGCTCAATTTTGGTCTCAATATGAGATTAGAAAGAAACATCTAGTTGAAGACAGGGTTTTTCCTGTTCAAAAGTTATTTGCTTTGAACACCAAATCAGGAAGTCACATAATTGATTGCAAAGATATTGCATACAGTTACAATGATTTCCCTGAATCTAGGAAGAAAATCTATTTCCCTATGAGGGAAGGCAAAAGAAGATTCTTGACCAATTGTACCAAAAATGATGTAGGTGGCATCAATTCTCTGTTACATTCTGGTAAAGAATTAATCATTGCTAAGTCTTATAAGGATTATAGAGTACTGAAGAATAATGGTAAAAATGTGGTTTGGTTTCAAAATGAAGGTATGATACCTAGTGAGGAAACTTTAAACCTGCTAATTAAACCTTTTGTTAGTGTACTTGTATGGTTTGATAATGATCAACCTGGTATAATAGCCTCTGAGAAAGTCAAAAACCACATCAACAACCTTATTCCAGGTAAAGCAAGAAATCTTTGGCTTCCTGAAAGAAGCTTAGAACAGGGTATAAAAGACCCATCTGATTGTATAGCTAAAGACAAATCTTTATTTAATCAATTTTTAAAAGATTTTACAGAATGAATTTTAGTTTAATTCATTACTCTTGGAGGCCACTCCTGAGTGAGTTTAACACAGATGCTTTCCTTCATTTCAAGAATGAAATATTACCCCAAGAAAAATATTACCCTGAAGCTGATGAAGTATTCAGGGTTTTTTCTATGCCTGTATCAGAAATTAAGGTTGTGCTAATAGCTAGAGAAGAAGCTTCTCCTATAGTACAAGAAGGCCTATTTTTTCTGAGAATGTCTCTAACTTATGGGGCTAATGCAGACCATAGTGAGTATTGGGCTTCATTCATTAAGAAAGTTATCTATTTTATTGCGAGGAGTAATCCTTGCATTTGGCTATTGCCAACAACAAAATCACAGGGTTATACAGCTAATCTACCTGCTAAGACCATATTTAATGTGATCAATTATGATGATGAAACAATTCATCAAATTCCTATAAATGTAGATTATAATTATGTGTTCAAAGGATTGTATATCAACCTTAAACACATAAACATCCTCTTGAAAAAGAAAGGACAAAAAGAATTAATTAATCTTTAAAATTTAAAACCATGAGTGAAGTACAAGCTCCAGGTATCTCTAGAGAGATCACAATTTATGCCACAAGAGGTGGCCAAATGCAAAAAATAACTACTGATGTAACTACTTGGGGAGAATTACAACCTCTTGTAAGAAATGCAGGGTTTGATTTGTCATCATTATTAGCAGCTGAGAACATTACTAAGACAGACTTAGTAAATGATTTAGCTGTGTTACCAACATCTGCTTTCAGATTGTTCTTAAGACCAAAACAAACTAAGTCAGGTGCTCTTGACAGAAAAGAATGTTTTGCTGCAATCAAAGTACATTTGTTAAACCATCCTGAAGACAAGGCTAAGTTTAGCATCAATGGTAGAAATGTAACTCAGTTACCTACTGCAACAGTACAAGACTTAGTTGCTAAGTATTGTGTTAAAGCTACTACTGCTAACAGCAGAAGTGTGAATGAATCAGTTAGAGAAGTTGTTGGAACTCTTCCAGCAGTAGATGATACTGACTTGACTGATGTTGAGAAAGTAGAAGAGGCTATTGCCTTAATCTCTTCTTTGGATAGCTATGATTCTCACTACAAAGCTAACAAGCACTTGAACAGACTTTTACAAGAAGTTAGTTTTTCTGACTCTGACTCTGAAGAAAGTGACTTAGCTAAAGAAGCTAGAGAATTAGGTTACTAGTATTAATTAAGGGCTTATTTAATGTAAGCCCTTTAATTTTTTTATTATGTCAAGATCAATAAAAGCTAATACAGGAGGTGGCAATATTGCTAGAATCCTCCATAATGCTGTTTTAACCAGTCAACATAAGAACAAGAAGTTCTTAAAAAAGCTGATTGAAAAATTTCATATTGTTTTTGAAGGAGCTGAAGGTATTAGTGATGTCACTAAATTATCTGAAGACTTCTTTGCAATATTAGATTTGTTTGAAGCTAAATACAAAGATCAAGCTGACTTAGACTTCTTTTATAATGGAATAGAATTTATACCTTACTTTAAAGTTTTTTATCCTAAGTACATTATTACTAATAGTCAAGGAAAAACTCATGAGATAAAAGATCTATTTGTAATTCATTTATTTAAATGGAATGGAGAAGCACTTTATCCTTCTAAATTAGAGGGTGGAAGATTGTCTAAAACAAAATTAGAAATTCTTTCAGGGTATCAACAAAGTCATTTAGGTACTCACAGAGGTTGGCAATTAGAGCCTTTGTATTGTAGCTATTTCTGTGTTGGTGGAGACACTGATGTGAGCAGAATGATGGCTGAATTTAGTGTAGATATGGATATGGATAGATATGAACTATTCTTATTCTGTGTAGATAGTATGATTACTTGGGAATCTTTAGAAGGGGTACCTTTTATTAGAATGGAAACAGTTAAAAATGCTGACTCTGTTAGAGTTAGTAGTATAAACTCAAGATATGCTAACAAAATTTTAAAGACAATTATGGACCAAAAAATTCCTTTAGATGTAGATTTTTACATATCAGAAGGTCTTTATAAAATACACCCTAATGTCAGAGCATCTGAATTTATTAAAAGAGTAGCTTTAACTTGCTTAACTTTTAGTGAATATCAAACTATTCTTGTAAGTAGAGTACCAAATACTTATAATCACTTTCTACAAATGAAAGCTGAAAATGCTGTTGGCACTGTTGGAGTTAAAATCCAGGCCACAGAAGATTACACACTTTTTAGAGGTAGAAAACTTTACCCTAAAATTATTAAAGAAGATACTAGGTTATCAAAACCTGTATCAATAGAAGATCATATTATTTATCCTAATTTTTTAGATTATGTCATTAGAGAACTTGAGTCAAGAATCTATGAGAAAGCAGTTGTCAAGAGTGCAGCTAGGCTCTATCATACCAGTAACAATGCCCAAAGAGGTGTTACATCAGATACAGTATCTTTGTAAAAAGATATCAAAAGTAGAGTGGTCAGGTGCTTTATTTTATACTACTGAAGGTAGTATTGAAAATCCTGAAACTTTCAAAATAACTTTAAAAACAATCCTTCCATTAGATATGGGTTCTCAAGCTTACACTGAGTATAGTCTTGATGATAGATTTATGGATTTTATTGAAGAAGATTTTGAAGAAAGATGCACTTGGAAACTAGGTCATATCCATAGTCATAACAGTATGGCAGTTTTCTTTTCAGGTACAGACATGGCTGAGCTAAATGATAATGCTCCAGCACATAACTTTTACTTATCTTTAATTGTAAATAATGCTATGGACTTCCTAGCTAAAGTTGCTTTTATAGGAGAAGCTAAAAGAGATATTAAACAGGTTCCTTATACAGCTAAAAATGTACAAGGCCATGATTATGTTATTGAAAAACAAGACTTTGAAGTTAACACTCAAAAGTTGTTTATCTATGACTGTGAGATGATTACTCCTCTAGTTCAAGAGGTAGTTTCTGAATCATTTGCAGCTCAAGTAGCTAAGATTATGGAGCCTAAACCTGTGAAACCCAGTAATGTTGTTAATCAAGGAGGTTGGGGTGCAAACCACACAGGGACTGCAGGACAAGGTTGGTCTAGAACCACTACTACTCCACAACCTGAAAAACCTATCAAAAGATGGTTTGATGATTGGCAAGAACCTGCTCAAGCTCTGTTTACAGACTTTGAAGACTTGCAAGATGTTGACTTACATGCAATTGAGATCTATGAGTTTGCAAAAAGTTTGTTTACTTATGCCACAGGACCTCAAGATGAAGAACAATACCTAGAAGATGTGCTAGATGATTTAGCTGAGTATAACCTTAGCCCTCAAGAGATAGCTAAAAGTGTAATCAATGATTATGCCCCTACTTTTGCTAAACATTTTCCAAAAGCATCTTCTGTTGATTTTGTTCAGTACACTCATGAAGTTACAGACTTGTTAGAAGACATGGTTTTACAATACCCTGAAATCAGATTGTCTATTTCAACTATTAGTTCAATGATTAATAAATTCTTAGAAAATGAGGCAAGAAAGCAACAACCAGCAAAGTAGATTTAAAGATGCACCATGGTTCCCTAGAAACAATGAGATTTGTTTAGTAGGAGGAGCTGGTGGTATTGGTTCTTGGTTAGTATTCTTTCTAACTAAAATTGGTTTTAAGGTTAATCTTTATGATTTTGACCTTGTTGAAGACCATAATTTAGGTGGACAGTTATTTAGACAACAAGACCTAGGAATTCCCAAAGTAACTGCTATTGAAGCTGTAGTTAATATGTTTTGTGGAGGAAGAATATCTACTTTTAATGAGAGAGTTACTAGAGTAACTCCTCATCATTATTACAGTTTTTCTGCTTTTGATAATATGGAAGCTAGAAATACTTTATTCCATAATTGGAAAGAATCTTGGGGTTCTGCTCCCTCTATGAATATGCCTATCTTTATAGATGGTAGATTAGAGTTAGAGCAATTACAGATATTCTGTGTTACTCCTGAGAATGCAGATAAGTATGAAAGAGAGCATTTGTTTCATGACAATGTTGTGAATGAAGCTCCTTGTACTATGAAACAGACTTCTCATACTGCAGGTATGATAGGTTCTATTATGTCTGCTTTCTTTACCAATCACATTGCTAATGTCTATGCAGGAGAGACTATCAGAGAGGTCCCTTTTTATTATGAATTTGTGGTTCCTATGAATTTCACACAATCAGAATTATGATAATTAGCTGTAACAATCTGGGAAGGTTTGAACCTTCTAATTTTGATATGACTGCTTTTATTGCTAATGAATTTATTCCTCTAGTTTCTGTACAAAATAGTTTTAGTATAGAAGATATCCAAATGTATTCTAAACCTAGTTTTGAAATTGTTATCAGAAAGCCCAATACTCTTAAAAACATTAAAGATGGTTTTCAGTATGGGCATACTGCTAGAGAAATAGCCATTAACAACAGAAAGTTTTTTATAGCAAAAGGAGTTTTCTTTTCAGAGCAGAGAGTACCTTTAATGGTATGTGCTATGAAAAAGGAAGCTTACTTTAGTCCTGAAGTTGCTAAGTTCTCTGACTTATACAATGAAGGAACATTCTCCTACAATAATTACGTTTTATTTTATTCCACTTCTTTTTTCACTGACCCTGGTCTAACTCCTTTAAATAGGAGACTTCAAAAAGAAATATTACAATCTTGCTATGAAAAAGGTATAGAGGTAAGAGTGATTCCCTCATCAGAAATTGAGAAGAATACCTTTGCAAGATTATTTGAAGTCAAAAAGACTAAGTCTTTGACACAATTAGAAGCCTATATGAATCAAGTACTACCAGACTTTTTGCACAATGGAGGAGAGGACATCTTTGTTGAGCAAGAATTTGAACCTGTAGTAATTCATAGAGAAGAACTTTCCGTAGAAGAAGAAGCTATGCTGTTTGACAATGAAGCTACTCCTGTTGTAGAAAATCTGTATGTTACCCACAATGTGACTGGTAGCATTGCACAACTCTCAGCAGAAGCTAGAGAATTGGCTGAAATACAAGCTGAAGCTGCTTTATTTGACCATCAACCTGAATTGTCTAATGAAGATGATCAAGATGATGAAGATTGGTTAGATGAAGACTTTGAAGACAGTAATGAAGAAGAAACTGCCCATACAGTTTATCCTTATACAGCTTTAAATTCTTTCATAGATGCTAATGGTAATATTGTTGATAGTGTCTCTCCTCAAACTGCACAATCTTTAGTTGAAAGGATAAGACCTTTACAAGAGACTTATGATTTGCAAATGTTAAGAGCACAACAAGCTACTCAATTAAATGCAGAAATGGTACATGTAAGAGCATGGCAGTCAATAATAGAAGTTGTTGATGATACGGAATAGTTCCAAAGGTATTTAAGTTTTTTATTTATTAATCCTTAAAAATCTTATATGGGAATTGGAGCAACTAACAAAAGAAAGGGGAGCACTGCAGAAAGATATTATGCCAAGTTCTTTAGAGAATTAGGCTTTACTTTCTGTGAGACCTCTAGATTTGTGAGCAAAAAGCATGACAATGCTAAAATAGACTTAATGTATATTCCTTTTAATCTACAAATTAAGGCAGGTATCCAAAAGAATATGAATCCTGGGAAGGAATTATTTATGATGGCTACCTCTATTGCAAGCATGTTTCCCCTTGAAGATGATGTTCATAATAGACCTTGTATACTGTTTCACTACAAACAAGGTAAACCTGGGTCCAGAAGGACTCCAGATATGGAAATGGTGTATATGTCTATGATACAGTTTGATGTATTCAGAAGTAAAAGTCCAAATTTAGAGTATTCTTTTATGAAAGACTTTAAGTTTGATTTACAGTCTGAGTTTAAAACTGTTGTAGGTATGACACTTGACCATTTTAAAAGTGAAGTAATCTTAAAACAATATGTAACATGTCCGTAATTGTAGCCACAAAAGAAGAAGTACAAGAGTACTATGGGTCTGATGCTTTAGGTCAGTCCAAATTAAAATTATTATTAGGGGACTTAGGTTCCTTTCACAAAGAGTTTGACTCTTCAGCAGAACATTTTACAATAGGTTCTGCAGTAGATTGTATCTTGACTAACTCATTAGAAGCCTTTAAAGAGGAATATTACATTTCAGAAGTGGATAAATTACCTTCTGAAGCTGTGATAGAAATTCTAAAGTTAGTTCATGAAGATATATTGCAAGACTATGCTGAGCATTTAGAAGTAATCACAGGTCAAGATGAGCCTTTACCTGTTACCCCATTTCATGAGTTTGTAGGAGAGCTTGGAAATTGGGGAGCTTACATTCTAGATGCTTGTGAAAAAACAGGATGGCAACCTAGATGGGGTGCTGATGCTAAACTAAAGAATATTGTAGAACCAGGTTCTGCATATTTTATGGATTTATGCAAAGCTTTTGGTAAGACTGTATTAAGTCAAAACCAAGATGATACCATCAAAAAGATTGTCATCTCTTTACAATCTAATCCAAGAACAGCAAGTTTCTTTGACAGAGATTTCTATACAGATATGCCAGACCCTACAGTGTTTTATCAGTTTCCTATTTACTTTGAGTATAGAGGAGTAAACTGTAAAGCTTTGTTGGATATGGTGTTTGTTTATAGAGATGAAGAAGGAAGAATCTTATCTATTACTGGAGTAGATTTGAAGACTATGAATGGAAATACATTCTATTTCCCTAGTAGTGTTAGAGCAAGAAGATATGATATTCAAGCTGCTTGGTATACTCTTGCTCTTCATAAACATTTTGCAGTTCCTGAAGGTTCTGATGTAATTAAACCTTTCCAATTTGTAGTAGAATCTACTTCATTTCAAGGAAAACCTTTAAATTTTATTGTTGACAAATCTCTCCTAAACATGGGAAGATTTGGTAGAAAAGCTCTCACTCTTGTAGATACTAATCTATTTACACAAGGAGCAGAGAATGCTACATTGCAACATAGTATACAAGGATTTGAAGATTTGTTAGACCTTTATATTTATCATTCTGAGAATGGTTTTACTGAAGAGAGACAAATCCAAGAAGCAGGTTTAACTCCATTGGTAATCAACTGGGATGGTGTTATCTAAAGTTGTAGATAGAGGTATGGAAATTGAGATTGGGAAATTATATTCTAACAGAACTGTTAGATATTTAGTACCTGGTCTTGCTTTCTATGGGCCTACTTTGAAGACTAAGTTAAATCTAGTTTTTAAATTGGCTTTTGGCATACATGATTCTCTGTTGGAAGGTACTCATTTAGAAGGACAAAAGAATATTTTTATTCTTGTGGACAAACTTGTGAGACCTGAATTATTCCAAAACTTTATGGATTGGGTAAAACATCAAGAGTATTTTGTTACTGACTATGCTTATGATGCAATAATGGAACCTCATAGTAGAAAGCACATGATTGTGTTAGCTTATCCCCCTTCAATGGGGGATTGCTATGATAAATTCCTTTTAGGTAAGTATAGCAAGATGTACACTAAGAAAGAAATCACAAGTTATTTTGCAGAAGAAAGTAAAATGGAGACAAGGCAAGTGTTGGTTAAAACCTCCCATGCTAAGCACAGATTTATCTCTTTAGTAAAAGCAACTTTTGATACTCAATTAGAAGAACAAGACTTCTTAGAAGGGTCTTGGGAGTATGATCTTCCACCTAATCAGGAGGAAGAATTTTTTAATACCTGGAAACCTATGGGGAGTTAATCTCCCCTAAGTTTTCATAATACTATAGCCATGGCACATAAATTAATTATAACTGCTTATCAGCCTGATTTTAGTCCTGAATTAAAGTCTTGGATTAAACAGAACATCTCTCCTTCTATGGTAAATCCACAAGATGATGAGAAGTCTTATTTCTTAGATATGATTCTTGCAGAGGCTCCTGTACTTTCTTTGGAAGACAGTGTTATTATCACTCAATTACAATATGAAAATGTAGAGTATGTGGAATTTTAAAAAAAGAAGTTTACCTGAAGAAAAAGACTTTGTTCTTTACAGGGACTACAAACCTGCTAGAATTATAGCAGCAGAAAAAAGAGGAAAGAAGCTCTACTTACTTTTAACTTGGACTAATCTTACCCATAGAGGTGGAGTATTTGAAAAATGGGTTAAAGCTGAAGAGTGTAGAGAATACAATCCTCCAGGAAAAAGAACTCTTTACCAAGAGATCTATGGAAATGCAGCTAGAAAATTTAGTTGGTTTCAAAAATTAATAAATAACTTAAAAATTTGGTGGTATGGGAGGAAAAACTAAACACTTGATTACTGAAGAACAGTTTGATACTCTTGTAGATACAAGGTGTATGCAAATTAAGAATACTCTGTCAGTTAAAGCTAAAGAGTACAGAAGGAACAATGACCCATTACACAATTTTAGAGTAGCTGCTAAAGTTGGTAATACTACTGAAGAGAAAGCCCTTTGGGGATTTGCTACTAAGCATTATGTATCTTTCTTAGATATGTTAAATGATGTGGAGCAAGGTAATTTACCTGACTTTCAGTATGTTGATGAGAAGATAGGAGACTTGATAAACTATCTAATCTTATGTGAAGCAAGTATCAAGGAAAAGATAACAAATAATAAATAACTATAACTATGTCAGAACATAAAATAAAAATTCTAGAAAAACACTGTACAGTGTCTAGAGAAGGAAGAGTAGCATTGTCTAATACATTAGTAGAGACAGCAGTGAAATTATACAATTGCCCTATTAGAGTAACTTGTACAGATTTTCCTGGAGAAGAGTGTATCTTAAGTGTTAGTGATCTAACAGCCTCAGTGCCAACAAGTGGGCCTCACCCTGATCAATTTAAACCAGGGAATACCTATTTTCTTTTCTACTATACATGGAAAGGTACTCCTATTAAAGAGAGAACTGAGGAGACAGTAGAATCTCCTGTTGTTGAATCTACAATAGAGAAAAGAGGTAGAAAGTATGTAATCAAAACTCCTGTAGTAACTACTGTTATTGAAGAGAAAGAAGTTTCTCTTAATGAGTATGTTGGAGGTGTGATATATGCTACAAGAAAAGCTAAAGGAATATCTCAAGCTCAACTTGCAATCATGACTAATAATAGAATTTCAGGAAACAGTGTCAGTCAAATTGAAAGTGCTGTTACAAATCCAATTCTAAGTTCTTTGGAAGCTATTGCAGAAGCTTTAGAGCTTCACATTACAGATTTGTTTCCACCTAAAGCATAAGATTATGAATCAGAAAATTAAAATTGGAAACCTTACTGTTGATTGTTTTTTCAATGAGTATGACAAGAATCTTAAGACTAGAAAGCAAATTCCTGGGCATGAACTAACTAGACAAGATAGAATGGCTATTGACAGAGGTCTTGATGATACTGACTTTGGAGAGTTCTATAGACATGAGACTGATGATATTGAAATCACAGGTATGTTTAATGTCATAAATGCTGAAGAAGATGACTAACATGGACCAATTAGTCCAATGGGCTAAAGGAATTGCTAAAGATCATCCTAAGCATAAGTGGGAAATTTGGGACTTCATTTCTCTGTGTCAAGATGAGATAGAAGAAGGAGGCTCTGAAACCCATGAAATAGAGCTTTGCAAGTCAAGCATTCTTCAACTAGTAGGAGAAGATGAGTGAGTTAGCTAGATTAGCCAAAATAAGAAATTGGTCTAAGTATAGGTTAATGGGAGCCAACTTTCCTAGAGAAGGTTTAACCTTAGATGAGCAAGATGAAATTGCCTTTATTAAGCATAAAGTACAAGAAATCTTATCTAAGTGGGATGATAGAAGTAGAGAATTAAATTTAGTACCTAAACAAAAGAAACTATTATGACACAAGTAAATCTTGAAAGACACCCTTATGCAAAACACATTTTTTACAGGGGAATGTATACACACAACGGTATTGGTTATAGTTTTGACCTAACTGTAGAAGAATCTGCAAATGCTGCTCAACCTGCTGTTATAGTGGAGTTTACAACAGACCATGAGTTTATACCTTTTGATTATAGTAAGGCTTGTAAAGAAATTTTAGCAGTTTATCTCCCTTATGGAAATAAAGAAGCAAAAGACTAAGACCCTTAAAACCAGAGATAATAGTAGGAGCAGTGATGCCATTGCTCCTAACTTTATCTATGGCTGTCTAGGAGGTTGTATGAAGTCATATTGTTATGTTGGAAGGTATAACTTTGACAAAGTATATATCAATGAGAATACAGAGCAAATTTTAGCTTCTATTTATTCATGGGTAGACTCTAAGCCTTGGCCTAAAGTTCCCAATCAAGTTGATGATACTTACTATTGTGTGGATATAGGATGTAGTACTGATGTTGCTTTACATAGTAAACACTATAATTGGCAGCAAGTATTTGATTTCTTCAATACACAGTACAAAGTTAAAACTACTTTTGCCACCAAGTACCCTACTAGATTTAAGCTAGATGAGTATAACTTGGCTCCAGGTAAACACAGGATAAGAATTAGTCTTATGCCTCAAAAGATCTCAAGTATCTTAGAACCTAATACTGATACTATATCAGACAGGATTGCTATGATACCTGTACTTCAAAAGAAAATGGAAGTCCATTTAAATTTTAGTCCTATAGTTTACTACCCTACTTGGTTAGAAGACTATGAAGAATTATTCAAACAACTTCAAGGACTGGACTTTAAATCAGAGTGTATCTTTGTGACTTACAACAGGATGCAAGCTGAGAGAAACAATTCTGATGTCAATTATTATCTGTGGCAACCTACTATTCAAGAGTCTAAAGATTCTGAATATGCAGCTGACAATATCAGATATGAAAGACATTTCAAACAAGGTTTGATTAATCAGTTTGTAGCTTTATACATAAAATATTTTCCTATTGAAAGTATTAGGTACATTTTCTAAAGTAAAGAATTTTCTTTATATTTGTAAACATTTAAATTTAAAAAGATGAAAATCATTGGAAACAGAGTACTTGTAGAACAAACAAGTATTAAAAAAGAGACAAAAATTATTATGACTGAGAAGAACAAAGGGTCTGATTTAATAATCACCTTTAAAGTTCTTCAGTTAGGTAATGAGTGTCCAACAGGAGAAGGTTATGTAAAAGTAGGAGATATTCCTATCTTTAGCGAAAGTGTAAGCTTCAGTGGTCATAAGACTATAAGTGTAGAAAAAGCTCCTAATGGAGAAGTTCTTAAGCTTATAGCTCACACAATTGTGTACTATGATGATATCATTGCTACAGAAAACGACTAATTATGTCAGGAATTTGTAGAAGAATCTATAAAAAAGATTCATCAGGTAAAATCAGATACTTAGAAATAAGTAATGAAGGACACTTTGTAGTACAAGAATCAGGAGTTGTTGGAACCAACAGCCCTGTGATTAACAGAAGTGTTTGTGAAGCAAAAAATGTAGGTAAAATCAATGCTACAACACCTGAAAGTCAAGCTATAATTGAAGCTCAAGCTAAAATCACTGAGAAGATGAGATTAGGTTATTTCATTACAATAGCAGAGGCTCAGGAAAAAGGAGGTAAAGATTTTTTACTTCCTATGTTAGCAAAGGATTATAAGAAAGAACTTAAGAAGGTTACTTTTCCTTGTTATGTACAACCTAAACTAGATGGTATGAGATCTTTAGCTACTGAAGAAGGATTTATGTCTAGAACAGGAAAGATGATTGATACTCTTGGACACATAGACTTATCTCCTTTTGAGGACCTTATCTTAGATGGAGAGCTTTATGCTCATGGAAGTTCTTTTCAAGAGAACATGAGGCTTATTAAAAAGTACAGAAAAGGAGCTACAGAAAGAGTTAAGTACAATGTCTATGATATAGTTATGGATGCTCCTTTCAGTGAAAGAACTGCTGTTCTAGAAAACTTAAGGTCTAGCTTAAATGATGATCAAATAGAATTGGTACCTACTTATAGAGTAAACAATGAACAAGAGATAAAAGACTATCATATTCAATTTGTATCTCAAGGATATGAAGGAACTATGATAAGACACTCTGATGAAAGTTATGCTGTAAATAAGAGAAGTTCTCAATTACTTAAGTATAAAGACTTTATTGATGCTACATTTAAAGTAGTGGATATTGTACCTTCTGAAAGTAGACCTGATCAAGGTGTTATAGTTTGTTCTAAAGTTATGGAGCAAGCTGGAGAAAATGTTTGGGTTCAAAACTTTAATTGTGGTATGAAATTCTCTCATTTTGAAAGAAAAATGATGCTTGCTATGAAGCATGAATACATTGGCCAGACTGCTGAGGTAAGATTCTTTGAATACACTGAAGGTGGAATCCCAAGATTTCCTGTGTGTGTAGGATTTAGATTAGATAAATAACTTAAATTTGTATTATGAGTAAAATCAAAGACATCCTTGAATATCAAGGACTGGCAGCCAGAACCTGCCCAACATTAGAAGGAGAAGGAGTAAATGAGAGACACATGAATTTAGGTGTTATCACTGAAATTGGAGAAGCTATGGACATTTTTAAAAAGTTCTTAGCTTACAAAAAACCAATGGACTTGGTGAATCTAGGTGAAGAACTTGCTGACATGGCTTGGTATATTGTAAACAAATGCAGATTTGAAGAACTTATCTTAGATGATAATTTTGATGAAGTACTTGCTGAGACTAAGGAATTAGTTGAAGAAAGAATGTTTACTAAAGCAGACTTACCTGCAGAACTTAAAGCTGAAGCTATTTTGACTTTAATTTTAGTTCCTTACTGTGCTCCTACAAACAACATGTTTAGTGCACCAATTGTCCAATTAGCTATGTTACATCATATTGCTTCTTGGTTTGATTTGGACTTCTTCCAATGTCTTACTAACAACATTGAAAAGTTAAAAGTAAGATACCCTGAAAAGTTCACTGAAGAAGCTGCTCAAAACAGAGATTTAGAAGCTGAAAGAGCTGAGCTAGAAAAAAAATAATTAACCAAAATGTCAAGTTTTTTACACAGAAAACTTGACATTTTAAATCAATCTATCATGACTGAATTAGATAAACAAGAGATAGTAGACACTTGGAATAGGTTCAAGAATGTCTTACTGGTAATAGGAGTGATTGTAATCATTTTCCTTTTAATGAGAGGTTGTCAAGCTGAAAGACAGTTAGCCTCAAATGATACTATGAATACAGCTTTGAAAGATAGTATGAAAACTTGGAGAGATAAAGAAGGTAATTTAAAAGCCAACATAACTCTTCTAGAGAATGAGAATTCTCAGTACTTTACTAACTGGAATACTGCAGATAGCACTGTAATTCAATTACAAAAGCTTGTAAAACAATATGAAAGCAAGATTAAGAAAGGTGGTAGTGCCACTGT